ATTGATAGGGAATTAATTAGCCACACCTAACAAATAGGGTATTAATTAGCCACACCTAACAAATAGGGTATTAATTAGCCACACCTAACAAATAGGGTATTAATTAGCCACACCTAACAAATAGGGTATTAATCAGTGTTAATTGCATACATTATTAAAAAAATTGAAATTTTAAATATATATATGTTTTTAATATTCAAAGTCTATTGCATGTGTTCTCATCAGACCATGACAAATAATATTAATACCGAACAACAAACAAACGATGAACCTGTATATAGGGGGTCGTATGATTTTTATAATTCATATGGTATAGATGACGAAAACGAATTCGATAGACTTATTAATAAATTTGAAAAGGAAGAGCTTGCAAAATATTATTTCGACGATCGTCCTTTAGACAGTCGATATGATATTTATGAAAGACGAATTGTAGACGAAGTTGTTAAAGCCGATTGTGGTTTTATCTACGAATACTCTGTTTTTGAATACAGAGATGTAGAAATCGATAGACGATTTCGTATTTTTGTAGGTAAAAATACATAGGTTAAATAAAAATATTAACCTCAATTATTTTATAATGTTTTATCCTCCCTATTTTGTAGGTATGCAAAGTATATCTACTAAATTCCCTATTTTGTAGGTATGCAAAGTATATCTACTAAATTCCCTATTTTGTAGGTATGCAAAGTATATCTACTAAATTCCCTATTTTGTAGGTATGCAAAGTATATCTACTAAATTCCCTATTTTTAATTTTTTATTTAACGATTACAACCACATGTTTTTTTAATATTACAATTATTAATATTATTACTATTACCATTAATAGGCAAACATCTACCATTAACAGGACATGTATTTACACTTTCACAATAGGCTCTTTCTCTATTAATTATTGTATCTCCATTTTGTTGTAAAAATTGTTTATACTCTTGTGCAGAATCAATTTTATTTACATTACGGATGAATTGTTCAAAAGTACTACTTTTAATGTAATTTGTAATAAACCGACCATCTTGCATAAGTGGTGGACATTTATATTGAAAATATTTGTTATCCATTCTATATATATATATATATTATTAGATATTTTTATAATTATTTTTGAGTATTTATAATATCTTCAATTAATTCATGTTTTGTTTTATTTTTAATATTTCCATTAATTTGTTTAGTTAAACCAACATTATTGTTTTCTGCAATTATTTTAATTTCAGGTACCTTTAATGATTCAAGAGATTTTTTAGTATAAGACACTTTTATTTCACTTGTTTTGACTGATTTAGATGATTTAAGCGATTCATTATGTAGTTCATTAGGCAAATCATTTAATTCCAATGATTTAGATGATTTAAGCGATTCATTATGTAGTTCATTAGGCAAATCATTTAATCCGGATGATTCTGATGATTCAGATGAATTAAGTAATTCATTAGGTAAATCATTAAGTAATTCATTTAATCCTTGTAGTTCTGTTGTTTCATGTGATTTTGATAATTCAGATGATTCAGATGATTCAGATATTTTAAGAGTTGTAGGTAAAATATTTTGCGTATCAATATTTAATATAATTATTTGTTCATTATAATTAAATTTATGATCATATGATTCATTATCCAATAAAGAATTATGATCATCGTCATATTGCTCGTTATCATTTGAATAAATTGCTAAATGTATTGAAGAGTCAGTATCAATATCATTTTCTAACATATTTGTATTTTTAAGCGTATCTGAAAAATTTTGTTTATCACATGCTATTATTTGATTTTTAAATATTTTTGACGGTAATAAATCAATATTTATTATTTTTTGTGTTTGTTGTGTTTGATGTGTTTGTTGCGGTTCTGGTTGTTGTGTTTGTTGTGGTTCTGGTTGATGTGTTTGTTGTGGTTTTGGTTGATGTGTTTGTTGTGGTTTTGGTTGATGTGTTTGTTGTGGTTTTGGTTGATGTGTTTGTTGTGGTTTTGGTTGATGTATTTGTTGCGGTTTTTGTTGTTGTATTTGTTGTGTTTGTCGTAATTGTTGTATTGATAATAAGTTTATATCTTTTTCTAATTTATTAACGCTTTTATGTAAATGTTCAACTTCTTTGTATATAAAATATACAACTAAAGTTAATCCCAAAAAAATTATAAATTTATAATTAAAAATTTTCATATTATTAATATTATAAAGATTCTAATATTTGTATAAACTCACATTATATTTTTATTTGAATTTATTTTTTTTGCCTTTAAAATCGGCATTTTAAATTTCCAAAGGTGTAAAATAATAAAAAGTATAATTTAGTTTATTACACAATTATTTTTTAAGTTCTATCATATAATAAAATATAATCTAAAAATTTTAAATAATATAATAATTTAGTTTTTTTCTATATATATTTAATGATATCTCCAAATGATATAAAAGTTACTAAATATGATTTAACACTATTTACTACTTTATTAGTTGTAACAAATATTGTTAACAATCAATTATTTAAAGCAAATTTATTTGATGAACAATGGAAAAATATAGCTGTTGCAACATTACTGGGTGTTGCTCTTCACGGATTAATAACTAATCAAATAAGTTCAGTTGTTAATAATCAATTGAATTTACATAAATCAAGTCTTGCTTTAGTAATATATGATTTAGTCAAATTTGGAACTATATTTGTATCTATTCGTGTAATTACAAGTCTTCTCGAAGATAAAAAAATAGAATTTGATAAAGTTTGGATGCTAGAAACAGGTGGTATTATTGCTGGTTATGGTCTATATAGTATAGCTATTGGACCAATAATGCCACCAACAAATAAAGTAGTACAACCTTTATTTAATGATAGTATTAAATTATCTATGGGTGCACTAGCTGGTAAATTTGCTTTGGGTGCTGATATTACTAATGATAAAGTATTACAATTTTCAGGTGTATTATTAAGTTTAATAATTTTCCATTTATTTACTAAAAAAATTGTTGAATTACCGGAATCTTGTAAACCATGTAAACAACAAGAAGCAGAAAAAAATGAAGAAGATAAACATTAAATTTTGATAAAATCTCTAAGTCATTTAATAAATATAATAAATATATAATTTATTATATTAATTTAAAACAAAAGTATTATACATTAATATAAATGACCGGTGGAATTCTTCAAATGGCAATATCTGGTAAACAAGATATTTATTTAACAATTGATCCCCAAATAACATTCTTTAAAAAAGTATATAGAAGACATACCAATTTTTCTACTGAATTAATTGAGATTATGCCAGAACAAACACCTGATTTTAATAATGAAATTACTTTTATTTTAAATCAAGGTGATGCAATACATAGATGTTACTTTGAAATAACATTACCATTATATAGTTTTTCAGACCAATATATAACTAATCCCAAGTATTTAAATAATAAAAATTTAGATATATCAAATTTAAATAATAATTATACCATATTAGAAAGTCAATATAATTTATTAAAAGGGTTTGTTGATGTTGAACTTGGTTTATATAGATTATTATATAATTTATTACAAACTGAAAATATTACTTTATCTATTTTAAAAGATCAGGTTAATGTATTTAATTATAAAAATAAAATAACAAAAGATATGTACAAAAATAAAATTGACGAAACTGTTTTTTATCAAATAAATATTTCAGGATATATTTTAAATTTAGATAAAATAATTACAAATGATATTAATTTAACAAATGGTTTCATATCTAAATCACAAATATTATCTGATATTAATGAATATTATAATAAAATGTTATATTATTTAAATTATTATAAAAATAGTATGAATAATATACAATCAAAAATTAATTCAATTACACAATTAAATCAAATTAATTTTAATTTTGCTGAATATTTAGGACATAATTTTTTTGAATATGTAAAATTAGATATAGGTGGTCAAGAATTTGATAGATATACAAAAGATATATTACATATTCAACAGATGCATAATGTATTTCCTGATCATATGAATAATTATTTAGATATGATTGGACATACACCCGAACTAATAGAATATAATAATAATGTAAAAGGAAATAGAAAAATATTAGTCCCATTAATATTTTGGTTTAATAAAAATGCTGGTGCTAGTTTACCTTTAGTAGCAATGCAATATTCATCAGTTGTAATTAATGCAAAAATTAGCGATGTTACAAAAATAATATGTTTTGAAAATTATAATAGTAATTATAATGATATTATAAATATTACTATACCAAATAGTGGCAAATTTATATTAAATACAAAACTGATATATGATTCATATACTATTAATGAAAGTAGTAATTCGATTAGTTATAAATGTTCAGTTATTAATTATGAATTATTAAAATTAAAATTTCAAGAATTAAAAGATGATGATATTATATTAATTTTAAAAACAAATGGTTCATTAAATGAAAATATTACATTAGATACTGATGATATTGATAAGGTTATTACAAAAGATCAGTGGATACATTTTTTAATGGATCTTAATAATCCAATTTATAGTTTATTTATGGATAAAATTGCATCATATTATCCATATATTAATTACAATTTATATTGTAGTAGTATTGAAACACCAGATGTAAAATTAATATGTGAAACTGTTTTTATGGATGATATTGAAAGATCTAAATTTGCAAGTTCAAAACTTGAATATGTTATAGAACGGTTTGATACTGATGTTTTTACAATTAAAAATAAAAATTTCTTTGATTGTGAGATATCTTTTAATAATCCATGTAAAGATTTATTATGGTATATTCAACCAAATTTATTTATAGATGGATTATCGGAATTTAGTCAAAATACAAGTTTAAATTTTAATTCAATTAATAATAATATAAGTATTATTTCAAAACAAAAATTTCAATTAAATCAATTAGATTTATTATTATCAATTGTTGATAATAATTATTATACTTATTTATTATCTTATAAATTTTTAAATAATATACTACCAGAAGGAATTTTTTATCATTCATTTTGTTTATATCCAGAAGAAACACAACCTTCGGGTACAGCTAATTTAAGAAGTATTAAAGGAAAACAATATAGTGTATCATTAAATGGTGAATGGTTATTACAATATTATAAACAACTAGAAACATTATTTAAAGTACAATCAATAATTGATAATAAATATGCATTAACCTTAAAAATAATAGGAAAAGTATATGATATGTTTGTTGTTTCTAATGGTAAAGCTAATTTATTATTTAATTAAAAAATCAAGTTTTGCTTAATAATTTAATATCTTCATATTCTGTATCTGAATCTATATTTACAGAATTAATTTTAATTAAACATGGATTAATTAAATTATTAATTTGTATACATATTAAATTATATGAATTTAATACTTTGATTGTTTGATTTAATAATTCTGAAAACTTATCATATATATCAACAATATATTTTAATATATCTTCATTTGATAAATTATAAAAATCTGATAGTGTTATTAATGGTATATCTAATGATACAAATATATTTGTATCAAAAATTTCAAGTATATAATTTAATCTATTAACTATATCATCTATTATTTCTTTTTTATAATATTTATTATCTTTAAATATATGTGCTAATTTGTAATGAAATGGTGTACCGCCGTATGAACAATCATAAATACTATTAAATTTGTGTTTAATATTTGATAAATATTCAATCTGTTTAATTATTGTCAATGCCCAAAAATCATTTTTTTTATATATTTTATGCCAATTTTTAAGTACAAATATTAATGACATTTTATTTGCAATTAATTTATAAAAATTAATTAATACATTTAATGATAATGAATCATCATTTAATTCATCTATAAATATTGTCATAATATTATATTCTAATAAAATATTGCTATGATATTTTATAAATAATCTTAAAATAATACTTAAATTGTTATCACCTAATTCACTTTTATATGAAATTAAACTAAATATAAATATAATTGGATTTTTAATATTTTTAATATCATCATCTATTTGTAATATATTCATTATAAATAAATAAGTAAATATATTTTTTATAAACGAAATTTAATATTAGTATATTATAAAATATTATGGATGTGCTTTAGATTCTGGTAAATAATAAGATTGATTAATTCGTTTTAATTCTAAATATTTATATTTATATTTCATATATATTTGGCTTTTATTTAGACTTTCTATAATATTTGTCATTAAACTAAAAATAATAATTAATAAAATCATTATTTTTCAATTTTATAATAAAAAGTGAAAATATAGTATTTAAACATTGATATTATATTATTACTAATAAATGGGTGTACCTGGTTTTTTCTTATGGTTAATGAAAAATTATAAAAATGAGGGTTTTGTTTTTAACAAAGCAAAATTATCTGATTTAGACATTTTAAATGAAATAAATAATATTGATTACTTTTTAATTGATGCAAACTGTTTAATACATCCTGTATGTTTTAAAATTATTGCAGAAAATCAAGATATTACAAACAATGATATATTAGAAAATAAAATGTTTATTGCTGTTATAGAATATTTAGATAAAATTATTTCTTATGTTGAGCCAAAAAAAGGTATTTATTTGGCGATTGATGGCGTGGCACCTGTAGCAAAAATTAAACAACAAAGAAGTAGACGATTTAAGTCTGTAGCTGATAAAATAATGTGGGATAATATTAAAAGAAAACATAATAGACCATTATCTCATCATTGGAATAATAATGCGATTACCCCTGGTACAGAATTTATGGTAAAATTACATAATAAAATTATTGATTGGGCATATAAATTAAATAAAAATGTAATATATTCTTCATGTTTTACACCTGCGGAAGGTGAACATAAATTATTACAATTTATAAGATCAAACCAACGTGAAAATAATGATTTTTCATATGTTGTGTATGGTCTCGATGCTGATTTAATTTTCTTATCACTTGCAACTGAATCAAATAAAATATATTTATTAAGAGAAGCAAATGAAATTAATAGAAATGAATCAAAAGAAGTTTTAAATTATGTAAGCATACGTATAATGAAAAAATCTATAGTAAATACTATTAAATATTATTTAGAAAAGTCAATTAATTTGACAATGAATATTAATGAAACAAAAATAGTAAATGATTTTATTTTCATGTGTTATTTTTTAGGAAATGATTTTTTACCACATATTCCATCATTAGATATACATAAATCAGGTATTGAAAGTTTAATAATAACATATACAGAAACTATAAATGAAATAATTATTAAAAACAATTCAATTCAATATTTATTAAATGATAAAATAAATACAGATTTTTTAGAAATATTTATTAATAAATTATCAAAATTAGAAGAAAATATTTTACGTAATCATTTTGCAAAAGGTAGACGATGGATGAAATGTGACGGTGATAATTATGAAAAAGAAATATTTAAAATAGAAAATTTACAGTTTAAAATTATTGATCCAATACAATTAGGATCTGACACACCCGAAGAATGGCGTGCTCGTTATTATAAACATCATTGGAATATATCAGAAAATGAAATAGAAGAATTTAGTGAAAAATTAGTAAAACATTATTTGATGGGACTTAAATGGGTAACAATATATTATTTTGATGATTGTCCATCATGGAATTGGTATTATCCTTTTGATTATCCGCCATTTATATCAGATATAGCTAAATATTTACCAAAAATAAATTTAAATAATATTAATTTTATTAAAGGTAAACCATTAAAACCATTCATGCAATTATTATCTGTATTTCCTCCACAATCAAATAATTTAATTCCTAAAAGTTTAAGAAAATTAATGTTAAATAGTAAATCATCACTTGCTTATATGTATCCATCAGACTTTGAACAAGATTTTATTAATAAAACAAAACATTGGATGGCTATACCAAAGCTACCACCACTTGATATTGACTTGGTAAAACATATATATAATAAATATCAAGATGAATTAAACTCAGAAGAAAAAGAAAGAAATATTATTAAAAAACCTTTAGTTATAAATGGATTATCATTATCATTATAATATAAAAATTTAAAAATGATTTAAAAATTCATATTGAATTAAAAATATAATATAGATTAATTGATGGATAAAAAAATAGAAAAACCAGATAAAAAAGATTTTAATTTTATTTCAGATAGAGTTGAAACTATACAAAATATGATTAATGGAGATAATATTGAATCAATAATTGATTTTAATTCAAGTGAATCAATTGAATATTCTACCAATACAAGAGACATTAGAGAATTATTACCTAAAAAATATATAGATTTTAGTAAAGCGATTGCTGATTTAGGTGGAAAATTATTGTATATTAAAAGTGGATCAACAGGTCATACATTTAAGGGTGTTCATCCACCGCCAAATAATGAAAATAAAAAAGCATATGCAGTTAAAATTGTCGCTTATCCAAAAAAAGAAAATTATGGTGATATGTACAATATTAAAAGACCAGAAAATACTGAATTATTAATGATACGATTATTATCTTATTTAGTAATTAATAAAAATACACCACATATTGTTTTACCAATTACAACATTCAATACAAGTATAAAACCATTTTTAAATTTAACAAAATCAAATATTGTAAATAATAAAAAGTTTGAACAATTTGTAGAAAAATATGAAAAAGGCGAATATTATCAAAATGTTTCAATATTAGTAAGTGAGTGGGCAAATGGAGGAGATTTATTAGATTATTTGCGTAAAAATTATAAAACAATGAAAACCAAACATTGGAGAACAATATTTTTCCAAATTTTATCAGTCTTATCAATTATTCATGCAAAATACCCAACGTTTAGACATAATGACATGAAAGCAAATAATATTTTAATTCACAATATTGATATTGATGACACAAATAAAAAATATTTATATAAAATTAATCAACAAAAATATATAGTACCAAATATTGGTTTTCAAATAAAATTATGGGATTTTGATTTTGCATGTATACCAAATATTGTGGATAATTCAAAAGTAGAAGCTGAATGGACAAATAAAATTAATATAAAACCAGAACAAAATAGATATTATGATATACACTATTTTTTTAATACTTTAACAAGAAAAGGATTTTTTCCAGAATTTAATACTGCTCCTGAAATACCTGGAAATGTAAAAGAATTTATAAAAAGAGTTGTACCGCCTAAATATGAAACAGGTAAATATGTATCTGATCGTGGTAGAATACTTGCAAATGATGAATATTTAACACCTGATGAAATTCTTAAAAATGATAAATTTTTTAAAATTATGAGAAATTCTTAAAAATTATTTATTATTTATTTGTCGTTAATTAAATTAAAATTAATAAAGTTTAATTTAATATTTATTACATAAATTATTGTTTACATAAATTATTGTTTACTTATTTAATATTTACATAAATTATTGTTTACTTATTTAATATTTAATTATTTAATTATTTACTTATTCTACTTATTCTACATATTTAATTATTTACATATTTACATACAAGTTGAAAATTCAATATTACTAGGTATTAAACTATTTTCTGTATCAGTTTGTAAATTATCTTGATTTTGTGATGCAGGTTTTATAAATAAATCATCGTAATTTTCTCTATTAACAAAATGATTATTAAATGATTCAACCATTTTATTAGATAATTCAATATTTTGTTTTATTGCTTGGTTTTCATTTTTATTATTTATATGTTTTAATGATTCGGATTCTACATTTTCATTTTCATTTTCATTCTGATATTGAAATACTTTTTCTTCTATTATTGAATCTTCATTTTTAGTAGGAATTAATTTGTAAGCTGATCTCCATATTTTTTCTTTAGTTTTTCCATCAGAATATGTTCTATTAATTAATTTAATACTTTGTATTGTCAAATATCCAGTTTGATTTGGTTGATAATAAAATTTATCTTTACGCATAAAACATTCAATATAAATTACTATTGACCCAATTGTTTTATTTTTATATGCAATATTTGATTTAAATTCAAATGGTTCAATAGTTTTTCCTGTATTATTATTATAATAATATAATTCTGATAAGAATGTTATATCATTAAAACTATATTCACCACAATTAAATATTTTATTTAGTTCATCATATATTTCTTTCTTAAAAATATCTGACACTTTAAGTCTATTACTATTATCTTGTGTTAATTCATACATATTAACATTAACAGTAATTAGATTATTTAAAAATTTATATAAATCATAGGTGTCATCATCTAATGTATCATTATTATTATTATATGGAAAATCTTTTTGTGTTTGATATGGTATACTTGGAACAATCACATTTGGATTATCAGTAGATGCATTATTTGTTAATCCAATAAAATGATCAACCTTAGTTTTACATGTACAAAATGTATTTTTAATAATTTTAATTATTTGTCCATCTGATAAATGATTAATTAAAAAAATTAATATAATTAAAATTAGTATTTTGTTGATAATATTCATATAACTTTTATATTTTAAATACTTAGATATTATTTTTTTTATAAACTTATTATGATTAATTTTTTAATTTAGTAAAATTATAATGTGTATGAATTGCTTAAATCTTTTATATATTGTTTATTAAGCGTATGTATTATAATTAAAAATGTGAATGCAATCATTAATGATAATTTCGGATTTTTATTTCCAGTTTGTATAATATAATAAATAACAATTATTCTAAAAATAGTATTTTCAAATAATATTGCTACAAATGTTGGTAATTTAGGAAGTACTAAAACTAAATAAACTATAAATAATAATAAAATAAATGAAGGAGCGAAATCATCTTCTTCTTCTCCTTGTTTTATTAACGAATTTTGTTTGTTAATGTCCATATAATTTATATTAGATATTTTAAATAATTTTTATTTAAAAATATTTTTTGTTATGCCAAATAAACTTATAAAAAAATATTTTAATTAATTTAGTTTGCGTCATATTATAGCAATTTTTATATTATATCATAATTAATTTATTTTGTATGTTATTATATAATGAGCAATATACAAGATGAATTTAATGCACATATTGATAGGATTGTAACTACTAATGTTATAACACCTGATGAAGGTACATCATTAAAAAGCGATATGGTTAGTTTATATAATAATGATGAAAAATATAAGTTTATAGAAGCTACTAAAACACAATTAGATGAATTACTAGCTGCGGATAATAAACTTAAAGTAATATCAGATAAACTAGACAATAATGATATTTACAATAAGGAAACACGTAAAAGCTGGAAGTCAATGATGAATAATTTAGGTAAATTACAAACATTAATTTTTATAAAAGATGGAAGACGAGCTAATTGTGATGAGGTAACAAAACAAATTATTGATGCATTAGATGAAAAAATTAAAGCTGTAAATGAAGTTATTGCAGAAAATCTAAAACAACCAGGAGAAAATCTAACACAAACAGCTGGAAATATAAAATCATATAAACATAAATATCTTAAATATAAATCAAAATATTTACGTATAAAAAATAATATGTAATGAGATATAATGATTAATACAACAGATTATGATTTAGATACAGAAGAAATTATTATGGAAAATAATTTTAATCAATATATGGAAAATATTAAAATAAATGATGAAACAATAAATGTTGATATAGAAAATAATGAATATATTGATCCTAATAAATTAGATATTAAAATTCCAGAAATAACTCAGTATATTGCAAACACATTAGATATTAATAATGAAGAATTAAATCAGTCAGTTCTCACAACTATTCAAAAAAAAAAATTAAAAATAAATAATTCAAATAAACATAAATATGTTAATCATATAAATAATATTTTAAATAATAATAATAGATTAGATAAACTTGAAAAAATAGTTAAAAATGATTTATTAAAAAATAATATTATTAGTTTAAAAAAAAAAATGGGTAAAGTACAAATACTTTCTTTATTAAAAGATAAACAAGATAATAAAGAATTTAATATATTATTAAATAATGTTATTTCAACATTTAGTAATAAAGTTGATAAAATTAATAATGTTTTAGAATATAATTTAACTCAAACTGGTGGTAATAGTAACATTGTGGATAATAGTAATATATATTACTATAAATATTTAAAATATAAGATAAAGTATTTAACTTTATTATTAGATTAAATTATTATTTATAAATTATTATTTTTATAATTATTTATAAATTATTATTGTATAATAAGAACTTGGACAAAAATAAAATCCTTAGAATTATTATTTAACTTGTTCTTATGTATATATTCATTGATATCTTCTAGATACACCAAATCCTGTACCTAATGATGAAACCGGTACTTGTGTTTCACCATTATGTGAGTTGTCTATTATATCATCAACAATGTCAATCTCATCTGGTTTATTTGGAATATAATTATTATTATTTTTTTCACCATTACCGTCACAAATATAAAATCTATATTTTTTATCACGTCTAGGTTGTGTAAAAGGTTGTGTAAAAACATCAAATGATATTGTTCCAATTAACGTTGTTTTATTGTTACTATCAATAAAATCAATAACTTTTAATGTATCAGTTTGATCTATTAATCTTTCATTAAAAATTTTTCCAAAATTTGTTGTAGTTATATTTTTATTTATATCTTGTATAGTTTTATCTTTCATATAAAAATCATATTTAATTGCTCTTTTTATAAATTTTGTTTTATAGTTCATAAATTTTGTATCTAAATTTTGTAATTGAGATTTAATATTATCATCAATAGCTTTTATTATTTTTCTATTGTTTAATTCAGTAAAATAGCTTGATATATTATATATTCTCTTAAGATTATTTGTATTTATATAAGGTGGATTTGGAGGATTATTTACAATACCATTATCTGTTAAATTAATTACTGTAAAAACTATTATACTAGTTGTTTTATGTTCATAATTTACTATTTCTAAGTCTTTATTTTTACTATAATTAGGATTAATTATTCTAGGATCTAAACCAAAACCACGATAATTTTCACCATCAACACCAGCCTTTGAACTTGTAGGCTCCATAATAAAACCATTATCAAAAATAATTCTTAATATAATTTCTGAATTATCAGAATTAAACTTATCTGCGCTAAAAGGACGTGGAATTGTAACATTTTTATCAAATATAAAATTATTAAAATTAAAGTCATTATTCATATAATTATCTTTATAACAATTATCAGAAATTGGACTTAAATAATTTAAAATAATTAATTTATCTTTTATGTTTTCAATGTTTGGTAATTTTTTTAATGCTTCTAAATTAATATTTGAAACAGTTTTATTATGTAATTCTCTTAAAATTACAGAAGATAATGATTTTTGCATTTCTGCTAATGATCTATTAATAAAGTAACCTTCCTTTCTTCTTAGCTTACAGTTAAAATTCATTATTTTCATTCTAATAATATCACCAACTATTTGGTTTATAATACGTTTTATAGACGACAGAAATGTTTTACATATAAATCCAGAATATAGATAATATTTTTTATTTTGTATGTCTGTATAAGCTTTAGATTCATTATTTTTTATATACTCATTAAATATAGTATATAAAACTCTTCTACTATCTGATTTGAATGTTAGTGTTGTTCTATTATTTGATAATTTTTTTAGTATACCATCTAATTTATCTTTGGTGTTCATATAATTAAAAGAATTTTTGTTATAAATATCTTGATCATCATAATTAGTTTTTTCTTTAGTATAGTATAATCCATGAGAAGAATTACCAATAACCACATTCATATATTTACTTTTTGGATCTTCAGGAGGATAATTTCTAAATTTTGTTTTATCAGGTCTAATATTAAACTCTGTTTTATGTACAAAAGGTTCATATTGAATATGATCATTATTAGATAATAATAGACCGTTCAATAATGAATCTTGAAGATGTTTTATAAATATATCGGATAATGAAACGTTTTTATTGTCTGTAAAATTTTTCATAAACTTATTTTTATCATTAAGTTTTGATACTGATTTATATCTTAATTTATATTTTTCTGTTTCATATTTATTAAATAAATCTTCTGTAGTATATATTATATTATCATTATATTTAAGATTTGAATCATCAGCTATATATCTAATATAATTATATAATTTCATATAAATATTATATAATGCAAACATTTGTTCTAGCATTTTATCGATATCATCACTTTCAGATACATTATAAAACTTATAAAAATTAGTCATTTCTAATAAATTATAGTTATCATAAAAATCATAAATATTAGTTTGTTTTTTACCAGATGTTTTTTCCATAATATCACGTAATTTTTCTTTCATTTCTAATTCTTTATCATTATTAATACAATAAAAATTTTCTTTTAGTTTACCCGGATCTAAATTTGTTTCATAATTTTCCAGTGTCGAACCTTTATAAACAAATGTTCCTAAATTTAAATTATCAATATCAGGATGCATAATAACTACATTATCATCAAAACCAGAATAATTAGATAATTGATATTCTACTTGATTTACAAATTTATACAAATTATAAATTGTTTCAGATCTTTCTTTTGTTAAATTGTCTATTGAATTATTAAAAAAAATTTTTTGATAATTGGTTTGATAATCACTATCTGAACATGTATAATTATCAAAATATAATTTATTATCTACTAAATTGTCATCTTTATACTTTTCACTTTTTGTTCTGTAAATATTTAATAAATTTACTAATTGTTCACAATTACATGTAAATTCGTCTTCTACACCAGCTAAATCACAAATAACTAATTTAGAATGTGGACTTTCTTTACCATCTTTATAAATTTCAACAAGAACTAATACATGACTTCTAGAACTATCAGGATTATTTTTTGTTGGTTGTATTTCTCTTGATTTAAATAATTCATTAATAAATTTTCCCAATAAATAATTTTGATTATTAGACCAATTTCCACTCATATTTTTTGTAAATTCAAAAATTTCATTATATTTTTCAAATTCATCTTTTTGTTTGATTGGTTTAACCATATAGTGTTTATTTGTAATTTTTTCTATATTATTTAACTGTGAATCCCAATTTAAATATATATCAGCTAATCTTAAAGTTATTTTATTATATTCGGAATTTAATTTATTTAAAATTTTTGGTAAAATACCTTCAATATCATCATTTTCTTTTTTTAAATAAATTAACGATGCAGTTTTACCTGATCCAGATTGTCCATTTCCAATAATAATAACATTTTCACCATTATCAATTCTTTTTATTAATAATTCGCCGCAATTTTCGTCATTCAGTATACTTTCGTCATTATCATAATATCCATTTATTTTGCCTAAATTATAATATTCTTTTTTACCATCTCTTAAATCATTAATAGCTTTATAATTAGTATAATTACCATCTCTGTCAAATCCAACTTTTTTTTCAGAATTTATATATGTTAACTTAAGATCTTTAAAAAATCTATCTTTATTATCAACTTGAAAATTATATCGAGGATTTAAGTTTGTATCTGTATCTTTTATCATATTATTAACTTTAATATATACATTAACTGGTGTTATATCTTTCATAACATCTTCATATACATTATTTATTATGCTTATATTATTTTCATTAGATAAAAATTTTTTAAACATAAGATTTTTATAATGTAATTCAGACATTGTATTTGCTAACATTGTAAGATAATAAAAATCACTAGTTAAAACTGCTGATTGATGGCCATTAACTATTTTATTTAAATTAGTTATTAATCTAAAATTAAAAACAAAAAGAGTACTATTTTGTTCAATAGTATGATCATTTGTTACTTTAGTATATAAATTTTTAAATAATACTGTATCTAATAAACAATCATCGTATTTAAGCATAGTAAGTGGGTTAATTTCATATATATTACGAATTCTATCATCTATAATTCTTCCATCTTTAGGGCGTTGTGATGTAAATATATATAATTCTTGCAAATCATTATTTTTTAATCTTATATTATCACCTGGTATAGTTGGAACTAAATGAAAAAAATATTCTAATATTTTATTAGATTCAATAACATTTACCGATCCTTTTGCTGTTAATTTTCTTAATAAATCATTAAACTTATCAGGATTAATCATTATACTACATAATTTTAGTGCTGTATCATCATTATATAACTCTGTGCTTAAATCATAAAGAATTTTCATATTTGAATATATTATATCAGAATCAGTTGTACCATCAATAACTGAATCAATTTGCGATGATAAACTATCAATTGATATTTTACTTAAATTAAATTTGTTAATTAAAGTTTTTTTTACTTCTTTAATGTTACGACCAATGTGATCATTATAATTACCTGGTAAATACTCATTATTCATTTTAATAGCTTTATCATAACTATAATTATTCTGTGCACCTGCATTGATTAAATCTTCATTTATTTTTTTATATCTATCAAAATTATTTTCTATCCATGATATTATTAATGAATTATAATTTAGACTATCATACGTTTTTAAAACCCAATAAGTATCTTCAACATCATCAGCATCATCATCTTTGTCATATCCTAATAATTTTACATAAAGTTTACTTACTTCTGTTTCTTTATCATGATAGTTTTCTAAATCTTTTTTAAATAATTCTAAATATTCATCTTTTTTTAAATCTATATATGATTTTTCAGTTATTTTATCAAAAACACTAGTCATTATTAAATACAGTAGATTTTATGAAAAATAAAATCTTAAATATTTATAATTTAAAAATATAATTATTAAATACAGTAGATTTTATGAAAAATAAAATCTTAAATATTTATAATTTAAAAATATAATTATTTATAATAATATTTTATTCTTTCGGGAAGACCAAACAAACGTTTATATGTGTATTTATTTGCTATCATTTCGTTAACAAACTTTTTAAAAGTTGTATTATCTATACCTAATAGAAACTTATCTATTAGAGATTTATTAATATTATCATAACTCATTGACTTACTATTTATACCATTATCTTTATTAAAAGCTGTAATATAATTATATAATTCATCTATAGTATTTATTTGAGATGATTTTGTTTGTTGCTTCGGTAGTTCTCTTTTTACTATACTACAAGATTGACTTTGTTCATAATTTTCTTTTTGTAATTTTTCTATTTTTTTTTGTAGTATTTCTATCTGTTCTTTATCTTGTCGTTCTTTATCTTGTAGTTCTTTATCTTGTGGTTCTTTATCTTGTCGTTCTTTTTCTTGTTGTTTTTTTTCTTGTTGTTCTTTTTCTTGTCGTTCTTTTTCTTGTCGTTCTTTTTCTTGTTGTTCTTTTTCTTGTAGTTCTTTATCTTGTGGTTCTTTATCTTGTCGTTCTTTATCTTGTAGATCTATTGATGATCTAATTGGTGTCTGTGATCCTTCAGATGTCGATGTTTGTAAATCTTCGTCGGAAGAAGTTGTATTATTCTTATCATCAAGATTATATTTAATAATCTCATTAACATTTGCAATCTTGTTATTAAAATTTTTAAGAATAAGATTAATGTCATTACTACATTCAGGAATTCGAGACATTAAAAATAAAGTTAATATATTCATTTGTAATTTATTTAACGAAGTTATTAATTCACTTGATTTTATGGTTGTTATCATATTATTATCAATATCTATTAAAGTTTTTGCTCTATCATTGATAAATGTCTTATCTTCATCAGACAGTTTATTTATTTTACGAATTAATCTTTCTTTATCTATTTCATCGCCGTTATTAAAAAGCGTTTCAATTAATTTTATTATATGTTTCGTTTTATCTGAATTATCTTCACTAGTACTTTCCATATTATACTATAATATAGAAACAATTATAATTTTATTTTAAATGTCTTTTTTTAAATTTATATATTTATTTTTATATTTTAAATATTTTTTAGCAACATTAAATTCGGTATTTTTAGTTTCAATATTTTTTTCAATAATATTGTTTACAAAATTAATTTTGTTAGTTAATAGTTTTTTTAGGCTACTAATAAATTTAGAACATTTTTTTGTATTTATATTTTTTAATAATATAATTGTTTGTAGTTCTGCTAAATTGTGTGTCATATCATCCCATCCATCTTCTATATCTTCAAAAAAATCATAATCGTTTTTTATTTTTTTGATCTCATAATCTGCTTCAATTAATTTTATTAATGCAATATTAATAGTATCATTTGATATTATTTTATTTTTCTCTGTATCATTATATTTTAATATTTCTTTCTTTAACTTTTCTTGATCTTTGGTAGATATATCTAAAGCCGTAAAAATAGCATCTATATATTCATCAAATGTATTAATTTTAGTATCATTAATAGTTATATTGAATGGTTCAGTCATAATATATATATATATATATATATAAAATAAATATTTTTTAAATTATAATATCAACAATAATAAATTAAATATATGTTATTTATTAATTCATTAATAAAATATATAATATATTAATGGTCAAACAGCAAATACCCAATACCAAATGTAAAATAGTAAATACTGTTTGGATAGAAAGGGGGATTATACTAACTATTTTATATTATTTAATTAAAAAATATAATTTAATAATTAATAAAATAATTATAATTGAAAATGCAAAATACAGAATTTTATTTAAACTACTTTTTCCAAAACTTATATTTGAAAAATATGAAAAAGATAATAAAAAAAATTTTTATTTTAATATCAGAAAAATTATTAAAAAACAAGATATAATAATTGATTATATAAATAATTATGATGATTTTATAAATACATCAAAAATAAAGTTAGTTCCATGGTTTGATATGAATGATATACTTGTTTCTTATATTTATAATTCAAATAAAAAAATAAATATAGATAAATATTTAAATTTTATAATTAATTTTAATAAATGCAGAAGAGCTGATTATTATAATAATATTTATGATAATATAATGGAACATAAAATTTTTAATCTTTATTTAAAAAATAATAAAAATATTAATATTAATAATTTAAATTATATAATTAATAAATATATTAAAGGTAATTATACTAATACAGTTAATAATTATGTTATACCATTACAAGAACAAAAAATTTACAATGTTAATACTAATTTATTAAATGATAAAATAGATACTAATTTATTAAATGAAAATAATGAACTTAAAAAAAAAATTGAATACATAACATCACTAATGAATGAAGAAAAACAAAATTATAAAGAAAAAATTGATAAAGTTATTAAAGAAATTAATGAAACAGATAAAGATAAAATTAATAATAAATTAATAAAAAAATATGAAAAATTAAAAAAAAAATATAACATTATAATAAATAATGGATTAGAATACATTAAAAATTTAAATATGGATAAAGATAATACAATTTTGTTATTAACAGAAATATTAAATAATTTTACAGATAATATAGCTAAAATACAAGAAGAAGATTAATTAAATTAATCGTAATTATCACCGTTAAGAACTTCTGCAGCATCATCAATATCATCATCTTTATCATAATCATCAATATCTAATGATGTTAATTCTTCATTTGTAGAATATGATTCTTCTTTTTTATTAGGATCATCAATTTCTTGTTGAGTTAATAATTCTTGATAATGACCAACAATTTTTAAAGTTTCATCAATATGTGGATTATCATTTAATAATAAATAATCAAATTGTCTAATATTATAATTAGTATAAGGTTTGTAATATAGGTTAAATAAATATTTAATAGTTTTGATTAATAAATGGGCTAATTCTGATTCAATAACAGGTTGTTTATTATAATCAAGCAATCTATTTAAATTAAAAATTAAATAAAATATTAATTTACAGTCTGAATTAGATAATCCATTTAAAATATTCACATCTAAATAATTTTTATTTAGTTCAATATTGATATTTTCAGGAATATTATAACTTACTGGTAATTTATTAATTATATATTTACTATGTTTAAAAATATTATTATGATTTGATTCGTCGCTAGTATTAAATTTTTTAAGTTTTTTAGTAAATTCGCTAATAATTTCTTTTTCATCTTTATTATACATAGATGTTATAACACCGCTATTTCTAATATTAAATATCATTGATTGAGTTCTTATTATAATTTGTTTTAAATTATTCATTCTATTTCTTATTATTTTTAAAATAACTTCTTTTGTATTTTCACCTAAAATAATGGGTGAATCGTATTGATAATTTTTATCAATATAATAAATATTATATTGTCTATTTTCATAGCCTAAATACATAATACAATCTTTAATAGACAATTCAATTTGCAATGATGCATTATTTCTACTTTTTTTAATATTTTTATTATCTTCAGAATAACCAATATATTGTAATGTAATAGAATCATAATATACATATACTTTATTTGCCTTATCTTTATAATATATAACATCAATACCAAATGATGGGTGTTTATAAGCTATTTGAATTTTATCTTCAGATGATAAAATATGAAGATTTTCTTTAAGCGAATTACCAAAATAATCATGATCGATAATATACGATGTTTCTTTTAAATAAATAACTTTATCATTAACTTTAATTTTATTACCTAAAATTTTACTTAGTCTATTAACAAAATCAATAACATAATTTTCTAATTTATTATTTGTTAATTTTTCATATCTAGATAATAATTTATTAAGTATTTTTTTAGTAGTATCTTGTGTATTTTTAATAGTCTCATTATATTTTTTCATATTATTAATTTGTATTAATACTTGTTCATTAGTTTTAATATCTATATTTTTTTCTAATTGTTTTAATTCTTTTTCTGAAGGTTCAAATGTATTAATATTTTTATTACATTTTAAACATAATCCTACTTTATCTATATCATGATTATCACCACTTATACAATATTTCATAGATAATTTTTTTAAACTAATAAATTTAAGTTTATCTAAATATTCAGTTTGATTTTGTTCAGTAGATGTATTTTTATTTATTACTTTTATTAAATCATTATATGATTTATTGCATATACTACAAATTAGGTCATTATTTTTAAATAACCAATTATGAAATTTACCATTTGGGCAATTTGTTAAAATATCGATAGAATTTTTATCAGGTATTATAGGATTTTTATCAAGTTTTTTAACATGTAAATCACAAAATGTTTTTAAACTTTCAGTACTATTTAATTCAATATCTAAATCAATTAAATTTATTTTTTTTGTTAAGAATGTAATTTTTTTGGTTAATTCATCAAACTTAATATTTTTCATTGATAATGCATCTATTCTTTTTAATAATTGAGGATCATTAAACGTATTATTTAATTTTACATTAATTCTAGTATTAATAATTTCATATAAAAAATTTTTATTTGGTTCCAAATTTGCTTCAACAAGTGAATTAATTAAATCAATAACAGTATGAATTACCGATTTTTGAAGATTAATTATATATTGAGATTTTTCTTTAACATTTATTTCACTATCATTATATAACCATAATCTATTAGATACCATCATACCTGATAAATAATATAAAATATATGAAAATAGTGGTAATTTATTTAATGAAATTTTTTCTTTTTGATTAATTCTTAAAAATAAATCAGCGAATAAATTTTGGCCAATTTTTCCAAATAAAAAATAATTATATCGTTTATCTTCTCTTAAACTAATAATTTGTCCAGAATTCATTTCTATTATCATCATGCAAATTAAGTAAGCCATAATATTATTATATTTAATTATTTTATAGTAATCTGTATCTGTTGAACTAGTTAAGAAAATATCATCTTTAAGTTCAAAAAAGAATAAATTTGTATATTCTTTATTAATTCCATATTTTTGTGACGATTGTTCAATTCTATTTTTAGGTTGTAACCTTAACCATTCAGTATGAATTAAAATTAAATCAATAATATCTTTAATAATCATTTTACGTTTTAATTTTACAACAGGTGTATTACCCAAATATGCTAATATATCTACAGAATAAGCAAATTTTTCAATATTCTTTTCTATATTTCTAATTGTTCTCATATATTTATTGTATTTTGGAATTTCTTCTAATTTCTGATTTACTGCCATTGATGTTGTTAAAAATGTGTCTGAATCAGCAAAATAGGTACCTTCAAAAACATATTTTTGAATCTGAACAACTTCATTACATGATTTACAAATATAATCACCTCTTTCATTTAATTTAACATATTGTTTAACAAAATCAAAAACATGTTGATTAAAATCATCTGTTTTTTTAGACATTCTATTAATATTACGCCATCTAACATAATGCTGACAAATTGGTAAATTTTTGTTTAACATTTCAATTGTTACATCAATTTGTTTTTCGCCTAAAATTATTGTATTTGATATTTTCTTTTTAATAACTAATGATGGTAATATAATTAATTTATCTCTTCTTCCAGGTATCATTGAATCGACATCATCATCAATAATTGTATATTCTGGAATTTTTTCGATAATAACTTTTTCAATTAATTCATTTTTAATTTGTGGATTTAAATCTAAATCATAATATTTTTTTTTATATCCAGATAATATATTATCAAAACCCCAAATTGTTAATTCATCAACTTTATCTATATAATTATTTAATTTATTTGTAACAATTTTAATATATTTTCTATATAATTCTTCAATCATAATTTTAATATTTTTGGTTGAGTCATTTGAACTATAATTTACATATGATTCTAAAACTGGTTTATCTGTAGAATTATTAAATAACCAATAATATAATTGTTTATTTGGAGTATCAAATGTTTTTTCCATTATTTTTACAAATGATGTATAACCATTATCATTTTTTGTTTTTTTACATACATTAATCATATCAGCAGTATTAAAACAATCTAATGATATTCTTGAAGGATTCCATGCAATACCAACAACATTCATATCAATATTATCATGACCAATTCTTAATTCTATTGGATATTTTCCTTTTTGTTTCAAACTAGTTTGTCGTATACCTTGAATAGTTTTTTGTACTCGTATTTTAATACCATCTTTGGATAAATTTTTAAAATTTACATATGAATATTTTTTTATATTTTCCAGATCAATAAGTAAATCATAATCAGCAGCATTTTCTGACATTTCTAATTTTTGAATAATACGAATTTCTTCATCATTATTATAAAGTACAGCCATTTTTGGATCAAGTGGTTTAAAAAATAATTTTTCGGTATCTAATTTTAATTTTGGATTTTTATCTAATAAAAGCGAATAATAGTTTTTTACATTATTCATTTTATTAATAATATATTTTATTTTTGTTGCTTCTCTGTCTTTTATATTTGATGATTCAACAAGATTTTCAGGATCATATTTTTCAGTATCTTTATGATACCGTAAAAAATCTTCAGTAATAGGAATAATTATTTTATTAGCAAATAAATAATTAATAAAATCTTGATTTTCTTTAATAACAAATTCTTTTGTATCACGGAATTCTTCTAAATAGTTATAAATTTCTTCTGCTAATCCAGATTTTAATTGTTCTATATTTAAAAATTTTTGAATGACATTAAAGTCAACAATTTTTTTATAATTAGAAACAACTATTTCAATATATTTATATTCAGCATCATTTTTTTCTTGTTGATTTAACATATTTATAATTTCATTTTTTTCTTCTTTTAGATAAATCTGTTTAAAAATTAATGCTTTCATGATATTATGAAAATTATCTTTTATTAAAAAATATTCAACTATAAAATCTTCACCTAAATCATTAAATAATCTGATTGTTGATTCATATTTTAATGGATTATTAATTAATACTATTTTAATTTTATCAATTGTTTTAAAACTTAAAAGCGATATAAAATTTTTAATATCATTATAAAAAATAATTATTTTTGCATTATTTTCACTATTAAAAAAATTAGGAATTTGAAAAACAGCATCACGTTGATATCTACCTGCTTCAATAATATTTGTAACATAAAGATCACGACCACCGTTATAATAATAGCCAATACCAAGATATATATAAAATGCACAATATCTTTTAATAATATTTAATATTGATTCATAATATGATTCATTTTTAATAATATCCAAAATATCTTTTTTTGGAATTAATTTTAAAAATTGTTTAATATATTCCAAAATTTCATTTTGAAATATTACAAAATTTGTATCAACTGATAACTTTTGAAATGCTTTTTCTTTTATTAAAAAATCATTTAATTTATTTAATATTCCATCAAATAAATCATCTACTTGATTAACATACATTTATATTACTATAGTTTGGATAAAAATAATATAAAAAAACACAATAATTTGATTAATATTTTTTATAAAATTGATTAATATTTTTATAAAAATTATATTAATTTCTAAATTAATATATATATATATTACAATGTCTAATGTATTTCTTAAAAGTGATTTAAATGATATATTTGATACTATTACTGAATCAAATCTTTCATTACCAAACTGGATTAATATTGTTGATGTAGCTAATAAAACTAATAAATCTACTAAAATTAGTCATTCAAACCATTCTGTAACTTCATCTGCTGTTGTTAATCAAGCTGGTGGAGGATATTCTGCAACATCCGATGCTAATTTAAAAACGTCGTCTGCATTTGTAGGGCAATTAGGGGGAGGATATTCTGCAACATCAACTAATTCAACACGTGATGTAAATAAACTTATATCTATGTTAACATCTGAATCAAGTACTAACTTTAACGGTATGTCAGAAACATCAACTGTAACTTTAGAAAATCAATTACGTGATATTCTTAAACAAGATGGTGGTAAAAACAAAAAATCAGATCAAAGAGGTGGAACTGGTGAATATAATTATTCTGGATTTAGAGGTGGAAATGGTGTTAATAATGATATATCTGTTAATGATGTTAAAATGTTCTTTAACAATTTTAAAGTAAATAACAAAAATGTTAATGTTAAAATTAATGATCAGAATATGAGTGAATTTTTTAATACTAATAATGTAAATAATCAATTAGATAATACAACAACCGATATTAATTCTATAATTGGTGGATCTGAAACAAATGAAACTTCTGAGATAGATGATAAACAATTAAATAATGTACAATATTCTGAAACTTCTCTATCTGAACAAAATGGTGGTGGTAAAAGAAAAAGTTCTAATAAAGAAATAAATGGAGGAAAACCACCAAATGCTGGATTCCAAGCTTTTTTAGATCTTAAAAAACACATAGCACAAAAATTAGGAATTTCTAATGGTCCTGGTGCTGCTAAAGTAGCAGGCAAAGTCCAATCTGATATGAAAGATAAATTTGCTGGTGCTGATGCTGTTACAATTTCAGATGAAGGTCGTAAACATTTTGATAAGAATGTTGATCATTATAAAAAATTTATACCACCTGCTAAAGTAAAAGCTGGTAAAAAATAAATATATAATTACTTACATATCGTCTAATATTTCCAAATTTTGCCATTATAATGGATTAAGTAATATTTTGACTATTTTTAATTAAATAATATAAAAAATTATTAATATTTTATTAAAATATATATTAATTTCTAAATTAATATATATATTAGAATGTCTAATGTGTTTCTTAAAAATGATTTAAATGGTATTTTAGATACTATTACTGAATCAAATATGTCATTACCAACACGAATTAATATTGTTGATATAGCTAATAAATCTAGTAAATCTAGTAAATCTACAAAACTTGACAAAACTAATTATTCTGTAACTTCATCTGCTGTTGTTAATCAAAATGGTGGTGGATATTCCGCAACATCTACTAATAGTAATTCTATACGTGATGTAAATAAACTTATATCTATGTTAACATCTGAATCTAGTACTAACAGTATGTCAGAAACATCAACATCAACTGTAACTTTAGAAAATAAAAATAAACAAAGAAATAAATATAATTTTAGCGGTGGTGGGCATAACAATATATCTGCTAATGATGTTAAAATGTTCTTTATAAATCTTAAAAACAAAGATGTAAAAATTAATGATCAAAATACTATTGATTTTTTTAATAGTAAATTGTGGAAAAAAATAACATTTGAGGATGAGTTTAATAATATTAACAAAAGATTTTTATATAGCATGGAATTATTATCACAATTGAAAGATGATGTGAAAGATGATTATGCTAAGTCGTTTATTAACTCTATAAAAATACGATTAACTGATTATTATAATAAACTAAAAATTTTATTAGATGTAACTAACCCAATATATATTAAATATAAACCATATATCGATGATAAAGAAATACCTAAAATAGTTGATAGTTTTCTAATTGTAATTCAGAATTTAGAAGTTATAATTTATGCTATAGAAAAAGGTACTTTTATTAACGTAGAAAAATATTATATTGAAACACTAAATCAATCAATATTATATATAGAAAGACTAACTAATAAAATAAATTATGAAAAAAATTTAACTACTAAAATAATTTATGACAAAAATGAAAAAGAATATAATGAAAGATATACAAAATATACAAATGAATATGATGGAGCTAAATATAAGGATAATCATGAATTATTCTTATCGATAGCTAATATATATGCTAATGAATATGGAACTGGAATAGTCTTGACGAAGCCAAAAAAATAGCAATAAATTGATAATATTATAATTATTCTTAAAACAGGAATATCTTATAGAGATATAGTTTCTTTCAGAAATATATACATAAGAACAAGTTAAATAAAAATCCTAAGGATTTTATTTTGTCCAAGTTCTTATTATACAAAAATACACAAAAATACATTGGAATACTATATACAAGTTTAAATTAAAACTAGTTAAATATAGCCTCTACTAGGCGTATACGCCCGAAGGGCTATAATATATTTGAAAAATTATTTAATAAAACTATTAACACATATATAACATTTATTTGTAATAAATTAGGTGAAGATTTAACTTCATATAATCCCAAAGTTAAAAAACATAAAACATCTAAAATATCAATTATCAGTGATGATTTTAATATAACTATATCTATAAAATTTGATACTAGTGCAACTCATGATGTAACTATTTTAAAAGAACAGTTATTAGATTTTCATAAAAATCATCAGTTATTATGTAATCAAACTAATACATTCTCTAAAAATCTGTAGATTTTTAGAGAACGGTGCTTATGATAGCAAACCATTACATAACTTAATAAAATAATTATATTTTTAAAATATAATTACAAATAAAAATATAAAAAATTTAAAAGATATATCTAAATTAGATAATCTAAAATTAAATAAATACAATAAGATGTTATTAAAGAATCGAGAGTGTGTTAAACATTCAAGAAAAAACTTTGTTTTTCTTTTAACAATCATGTTATAAATAGATTTAAACAATTTAAAAAATACAGGTACGATCGTTATAGTAAAAATTTTATAAGTTATATATTTATGTCGGCTCTATCAATTAACTTTATAATTAAAATGAAACCATAACTACCAAAATTACGTATTTTTTTAAATAAGTGCATTTGATAAAAAAATTTTTTATATTTTTATTATTTTATTTTTTATAAAAAATTTATAAACATATATTTTATTAATAAACTAATTAAAAGAGTTTATTATAAACATGTCTATTAATAAACTAATTTAAATGAGGTTATAATAAACACTAATTAAAAGATTTTATTATAAACATGTCTAATATAAAAAATTAATAATATTTTATCAAAATATATATATTAATTTCTAAATTAATATATATATTAGAATGTCTAATATGTTTCTTAAAAATGATTTAAATGGTATTTTAGATACTATAACTGAATCAAATATGTCATTACTATCACGAATTAATATTGTTGATATAGCTAATAAATCTAGTAAATCTAGTAAATCTAGTAAATCTAGTAAATCTAGTAAATCTACAAACCTTAACAAAATTAATTATTCTGTAACTTCATCTGCTGTTGTTAATCAAGCTGGTGGTGGATATTCTGCAACATAAACTAATAGTAATTCTATACGTGATGTAAATAAACTTATATCTATGTTAACATCTGAATCTAGTACTAATAGTATGTCAGAAACATCAACATCAACATCAACTGTAACTTTAGAAAATAAAAACAAACAAAGAAATAATTATGGTTTTAGTGGTGGGGGGATGATGAATATCAAAAAAGTTATGATAAATTTATAAATAACTACATTAAATTTTTTGATATGATTTCAAACTTTTTATATAAAGTTAAAAATGTTGAAAATGTTGAAAATGTTGAAAATATTGTTAATAATTTTAAATATGGTTCACGCAAATTTTATATAAAATTTTTAAATTTGTTAGGTATATATATTAATTATGAACCATTTGATAAATTTTTAGAAGCTAATGGTGTGGGCGAAAAAAATTTCAAGTATAAATTAAATGAGTTTGATAACACAAATAATTATCGTCTTCTTGAAAGTAAAGATAATAAAGAAAGTTTGGATAATCTTAAGTTTGTAGTTAATGAACTATCCAATTATAATAATAGTTTGGAAGAATTTAATTCTAGTTTGGATAATAAATACAACAACAACCAAGCAGATACATTATTAAATAAAATACCAAAATTTTTAAATGAACTAAAAAAACCAAATTTTTATTCTGAATATCAAGCATTTTTAATTAGTTACATAAGATATTTTGAAGATACTTTTTAAACTTTTGTATAGTATTGATGTTATTAGTGATGTTATTCAAAAATTATGTGGTGAATTTTTAGATAAGACAAAAACATTTTTAAAAAATGTTATGGAATTGTTAGATATTAAATTTAATGATGATGTATTTACAAAATTTATTTTACAAATAGAAGAAAGAGTAAATTTACAAGAAATATTAGAAAATACAAAAACTGTGTTATTTACAGACGATATGTTTAGATATAACATAAATGAAGAAGATAAAAATAATATTAGTAAAAATAAAAATAGCAATGATAAAAATATATTGAATTATATTACTTTAGTAAATGATGAATTAAACAATTATATTAATAATATAATAACAGCAATGGACAATCTACATAATCTAGATGATAAAGATAAACCAACTGAAATAGAAAATATATTATCAATATTTTTAAATAAAATAAATACTTCAAAATTTGATAAAAAGCAAAATGGGTTTTAATAACTTTTAAACAGAAAGGACACAAAAATAAATAACAATATCATTTAAGAATATTAATTATTTCACCATCCTTTAAGATTTCCAAAACTTGTGCTTTACGTATTTCACTACGATGTGGTGCAGATGTATCAAATTTATCAAATGCTTTTGATGCACCAAAATCAGTTAACCAAACTTTACCATCACATACACTACTTATTCCATGATCCATTAAAGGTGTATGACCAACATATATTTTGTCAATTTTATATATTTCTTTTAAAGGGTTAAGTAATTTAGAACATAAAAGTGATGCATCTGCTATTTCTATAGGTTGATTTAAATTTGATTTTGAATGCTGATTCATACCAATTTTACCAAAAACACGATTCCATAAAGGTGAGATATCAGATGATAAAAATATTTCATTATATGTTGTAGGTGATTCTAATTTATTCCATAAATATAAACACATTAATTGATTTAAATTTGTAACACTATATTTTTCAGCAATTTGTGGTAATACTCCTGCATGAACAAATAAATTTGATCCTATTATTATAGCCATTTGTCTTGTACAAGCTAAAAAATCACTAATTGGATTTCCTGGTTTGAATGCCCATTTTCTTAAGCTTGTTTTATCTTTATCAAAATTAAAAATATTTTCATTATCTACTATAGGATTTGAAAAAGTTTTATTTTTAGAAGTTATAGTAAAAGAGTTTTGTGTTTTTAATACACCTTTAGAATAAGTTTTATGTTCTGAACTAACAGAAACAGAACTTTCATCATCAAGTGTATTATATGGTGTATCATACTTAAAATCTTCTATACCTTTATATGAAACATATCTAAAATCACCATTAACATTCATTAATTCGTGATTTCCCATTAGTGAATAAACAGCACCACCTACAGCTCTTGCTTGCTTGTGTAAATCTGTAAAATATTGTAAAATTTTCCAATCACTGTTTTCATCTAATTTTGTAGTTCCATGTGTATCGCATTGTGAATCAATAGTAGGTCTACAACGGTCTATTTGATCACCTACTTGAACTACTACTGTATCACCACCAATCCAAATGTCATTATCATTAATAACTTTTGCAACTTTTAATAATTCTCGTGTCATCTCCATGTCTCCATGAATATCACCAATTACAATAATTCTATCTACTGGTGGTAATACACTAGGTAAATCACCAACATCATATTTACTACATTGATTGTCCCATTTTTCTTTAAAATTATAATTTTTTTGTATATAATCTTCAATTTCTTTATGATTACTATTAGTATTACTATTATAATAATTTGACATTAATAATAGATAGAAATATATTTAATATAAAAAAATAATTGTTAACAATTATTTTTTTATAAAAAGTAAAAAGACTCATACTGTTATACAAACGTAGTGATGTGTTACATATTAAATGGTGCATATGTAAAATCATACAAACCACTAACACCAACATCATCTGTTTTACATTCTGCAGTTTGATTATTTTCTTGTTTAACTACTTCATTAACTACGTTTTTAACTTCTGGTATTTCAATATTATAAATATCTGATAGTTCAGTGAAACTGAAACCAGATGGAATTTCTGGTTGTTGTATAGATTCTGTATTAACCGTTCCAAGAACTTTTGATTCTTCTAAAACAGCTTCTTTAGAATAAGATTCAGCTTCTGTTAATGCACCTTGTTTTCTTAATTCTTCTGCTGCTTTATTGTAATTTTCAGATTTAATAAGTGATACAACTTTAGATTCTTCAACCGCAGCTTCTCTTAAGTTGGCATTTGCATTTTCAGTATTACCATGTTTCATTTCTTTTTCTGCAATAGCAATTAACTGTTCTGCTTTAACAAGCGATTCAAATTTTATTCCTTGTTTTACAGCTTCATTAGCATAGTATTCAGATTCTTCAAGTGCACCTCTGATTTTTGCTTCTACTGATGCAACACCATATTCATCAGCTTTAACAAGTGCTTCATATTTTATTCCTTGTTTTGCAGCTTCATTAGCATAGTATTCTGATTCTTCTACTGCACCTCTGTTCTTTGCTTCTTCTGCAGCAACACCAAATCTATCAGCTTTAACAAGTGCATCAGATTTAAGTTGTTGCATGACATTTTGATTGGCTTCTTGGTTGACTTCTTGGTTGACTTCTTGGTTGTATTCTTGATTGTATTCTTGATATGCTTCTTGATATGCTTCTTGGTTGGCTTCTTGATTGTATTCTTGGTTGGCTTCTTGGTTGACTTCTTGGTTGTCTTCTTGATATGCTTCTTGATATGCTTCTTGATAGGCTGGATGATTGTCTTGATGGCCTTCTTGATTGACTGGTTGATTGTCTTGATGATTGACAGGTTGATTGTCTTCAAATTGTTCATTATTATCATTTTCTTCATATACATTGGTAGAATCTCTTAAAGATTTTGTTTGAATAGTTATTAATAATGCAACTGCTATAATAATTGACGTTGATTGATTTTTTGTAGCTAAGTAAGCAATTAAAAACATATATAACAATATAAATACTTTATTATTAAACGTATTAACGATAGAGTTAGGTAATTTTGGTACAGCCATAACAACATATAAAATCAGTAACAAGCCAGTAACAGTATATAAAGTTCTGTTAATGTAATTATCTTTTGACATTTGGTTATTGTAGTCCATTATAATATAACTTATAAAAAAATCTTAAACTTTTTATAAAATTGAAAATTTAAAGCTAAATTTAAATATTTTATTATAATAATGACTAAAACTATATTATGTAAAGAAGGCTACTTAATTCCAAAAATCGACAAATATTTGTCAGATATTGAAATAGCTAAGAAAGAACTTACAGTTAAACCTTATAATCCATATTCTTTTGGTAAAAAAGAAGAACCAGTAAGTTTTACAATTTATCAAGAAAATGATGAATATTTATCAGTTCCAAAATTTTATGGATTAAAAAAATTTGGGAAACCAGAAATAGATAAAGAATTAAAAGGGAAAAAAATTAAAATTAAATTTAATGGAGAATTAAGACCTTTGCAAAAAACAATTGTTGATCATATATTATCATATATTAAAATAAATGGTGGTGGCGTTATATGTTTGCCATGTGCTGCAGGTAAAACAGTACTTTCATTATATTTATCTGCATATTTAAAAGTAAAAGTACTTGTAATAGTACATAAAACATTTTTACTAAATCAATGGAAAGAACGAGCACTAGAATTTACAGATGCATCAATTGGAATTATTCAAAGAGATAAAATAGAAATTGATGGTAAAGATATAGTAATTGGTATGTTACAATCAATAGCAAAAGATAAATACGATCCTATTATTTTTAAAGATTTTGGATTAGTTATATTTGATGAAGCACATCATGCACCGTCTGAATATTTTTCTAAAGCTTTACCAATAATTGCAGCGAAAATAACAATTGGATTAAGTGCAACGCCAAAAAGAGCAGATAAATTAGAAAAAATTTTATATTGGTATTTGGGTGATATAATGTATAAATCAGAAGTTGAAGAAAATAATAAAGTATTAGTTAATATTGTTAATTATGATATTGAACATGAAAAATTTAAGGAATTTTTAATGTATACTGGAGATATAAATAGACCAAAAACTATTAATAAAATAACAACTATTGGTAGAAGAAATAAATTTATTATTAATATGGTTGAACAAATATTAGAAGAAGAAGGAAGAAGAATTTTAATATTATCTGACAGACTTGAACATTTAAAAGTATTAAAGAAAAGATTAGATGAACGTGAAATTGCAACTTCTGATTTTTATATTGGTGGTAAAAAACAAAAATTATTAGATATTGCTAAAAATGCTCAAGTGATTTTTGCATCATATGGTATGGCATCTGAAGGTCTTGATATACCAGAACTTAATACATTATTTATGGTAACACCACGTAAAGAAGTTGAACAATCAGTTGGTCGCGTTATTAGAAAAATCAATCTAAATATACGTCCAATAATTTACGACTTTACAGATCAATTAAACAGTTTTATTAATCAAGGTGCATATAGACGGAAATTATATAAAAAAATGGGGTTTGAAATAAAAAATATTCAAGTTAAAAATAATAAAATAATTTCTGAAACAATTGATAATCGTATTGAATATGATACAGACTTACTTAAAAAGGCAAATGAAGAATGTGAATTTATTGATTAATAAATTTTTTAATTTTATTAATATAATTAATATTATACACTCCTTTACCCATTTCATATTCTGTAATAAAATTATGCGGAATACATAATTGATTTGCTAATTGTTTTTGTGTTAATTGTTTTGCAAGCCGTGCTTTTGCAATTTCTTTTCCAAAATCACGTGTAACCTTTACAGGTTTAATTTCTGGTTCTGCATCCGGGTCTTTTGGATCATAAATTTTTTCACATTTTACAGATGTTAAATTGTTATTAACATTTTGTTTAGCAACTTTTTTTACATTTGGTGCAACTGATTTCTGTTTACCAAGATTTACTGTTTCCCAATTTTGATGATTCATTAAATATATTATTCTTTTATTTTAAAATACAAAAAATTCAATTTTTTTCTATATAAATTAATTTGGTTTAATACTCAATAAATTAAAAGTATTTGAAAGATTTTGTGTTTTTTGTCTAACAATAGTTGAAATACTATTTCTAGTCCATAATTTTTTTCGTCTGAAAATATTATTTGAATTTAAAAAATTGGCAATATCAACACATGACATATTTCCATATTCTACTTTTTCAATATTTTCATATTCATTTTTTGTATTATATATTTCATGGGTTACATTTGTTAACAGAAATAATATTTCATTAATTGATTTCATATCAGAACCCCAATACATTTTATTAATAAATGTAATAATTAATTGTTCATAATTATTTTTTGTAACATTTCTATTAACATTATTATTGACTAAAAATTTTTCATATTGCAACCCATATTTTGGGATTGATGATAAATACGTGTTATTTTTTTTACGATGTTCGATACTTTTTTTAATCCGTTTGCTTAATGTTTTAATTTCAAGCTCTCCATCATAAATTGATGATAAAATCATTTTAATATCATTAGTATTATTAGTAATTAAATTATCGGATACAAAATGAATAGTAATATTTTTCTGTTCGCATAATTTTAACAATTGTGTAAATTCTGATAAATTTCTTGATATACGGGTTGGTTCACAAATAATTAAATGTATATTTTTATTTTTATTAAGAATATCAAGTAATTTTTTTTGATTAGCAATAGTTTTTGCAGAACAAACTTCATCTACATAACAATTAATATTATATTGATTTTTAATACAATATATATTACCAATATCTTTTTGCAAATCAAGACTAGATCCTGATACTTGATTTTTTGTACTAACTCTGGAATAAATTACAGCATTACCTTTATAATTTCTTACTAGACCTGAATTACTCATTATATTAATTTAATATCATTGTTCAATGTCATTAAATAAGTATAAATCAATTTTTTTAATGCATATATTAAATTATATTTTAATATTTTTATTATTACAAACCCGTTTATCTGGTACTGTTTTATATATCCACTGTACAAAACAGATTGGACATGTTTTATTAGTTTGAACCCATGGATTAATACATTCATGATGAAATGAATGACCGCATGATCCTTCAACAATATGAGAGTCAATACATTTATCTTGATTATAAAGACTATTTGTATTCAAACTTTCACGACAAATAGTGCAATCTGTGTTTGATGGTAAATTATATCCCCAACTACTAAGAAGTTTAATATTATTAATAGTAAATCTGTTAGACATTATTAATTAATATTTATTATTTTAAATTAATAAATATCAATTTTTATTATTTATAGATATCTATAAATCTGCATCACTGCTATTAATAGTAGTATCAAAAGTCGATAAATCTGAATCTGAATCTGACATTATACTTGATGAAAATAAATCGGATTCTTCAAAAAAATTTTTTTTATTAGTTTTTATTTTTTTCTTAGATCCACCAGAAAACGGATTATGATTAAATTGATTGATACCCTCAGGTTTAGCTACAACGTTACCCTCAGGTTTAGCTACAACGTTACCCTCAGGTTTATTATTAAGTTGTGACATAATCATTTTATTATAAATAGGGTTATTATTATTAAGTTGCTTAAAAACAGCAGATGATGATTTAATAGCTGTATTGGCAGAATCAAAAGTAGATTTAACAGATTCGAGTGTAGATTTAGCAGTTTCGAATGTGGATTTAGCAGAATCAATTAAAGAATCAATTGTAGACCCTGTGGATTTTGCAGAAACAGTTTCAGTATCATTTACATCTGAAACAGTAAGGATGTCAATAGTACTATCAATTAGTTTTTTTAATGCTTCATCAATTTTTGATTGATTATTACTTTTTTTATTATCACATAAATTATTAATTTGATTATTTAAATTAATTTGATTATTTAAATTATTACTTAATTTATTATCAAGTTGACTATTAACATGTTTTTTTAATTCAGATGCTTTACAATCTGTTATTGCACCACCATTTATTTTAAAATGTTTATCTTCAGTGTTGTTATTTTCAGATTCAGATAATAATTTAATTAACTTATTAGCATCCTTATTAGCATAATGACCACCCCAAATATCAATTAATCTAGGTGTTTCTGTTAAATTAATTACAGATTTTGTATCTTTTAATGCACCAGATAAATTACCTCCTGTTTGAGTTTTACCTTGTGATATTCCATCTAATATATTTGATAATAAAGGTGTATCAGTTAAATTATCAATATTTAACATATTATTTGAATTTCCACCTGATTGTATGTTTGAGTTATTTATTTTAACACTGGTTGATTGTGATTGTTTAGATTTTAAAGCTATATATTTAGCTTTATATTTTAAATATTTTTCTTGGTACGACATTATATATTAATTATGTAGATTTTAATATTTATAATATTTTATAATGAAACAATAAATATTAAATAAAAATCTTAATATAATTTTTATTTAATTAAATAATATATTATATATTTGTTTATCCTTGAATAATAATAACTTTGTTATTATGTATATGTTTCTAAAAGAAACTACAATAATAACTTTGTTATTATGTATATGTTTCTAAAATAAACTATAATAATAACTTTGTTATTATGTATCTAAAAGAAACTACAATAAGAACTTTGTTATTATGTATCTAAAAGAAACTACAATAAGAACTTTGTTATTATGTATCTAAAAGAAACTACAATAAGAACTTTGTTATTATGTATATGTATCTAAAAGAAACTGTAATAATAAACTATTCATGATTAATTATTTTTAATAAAATTATAAAAAAATCTATATATAGATAATATGAAAAAATATATACATAATATGAAAAAAATGATAATTAAACAAGATATGAAATGTGCACCAAATAAACAGTACTTGGATGGTTCGTGTTTTTCTCACGAAACATTAAAAAAAATTGCTAATAATTATAATAAAAAAAATAATAACAAAATTAATCTTAATCTTTCTAAATCAGAATTAGTTAATGAACTAGATAAACGATTAAATAATAAATGTTCTGATCAAACATGTTGGTTAAGATTAGATGTTGTTAAAGAATTAAATAATAAAGATATTGAAACTAATACATTTAGACCAACTGGTCCTAAAAAAAAATATGAATGGTTAAGTACAACACATATTAATGATGTTATTCAACAATATCATAGTGTTCATAATGATTTTTTATTTTTAGGTGCTGTCCCGTTAGATTTTGAAGATTTACCCGTATTACGTATTAATAATTTAAGTTTTGATGAATTATTAGAAGATGGTAAAAAAAAAATAGGTTTAGTTATTAACCTTGATGAACATTGGCAAGATGGATCACATTGGGTTTCATTATATATGGATTTAGAAAAAAATCAGATATATTATTTTGACTCAGTAGGAAAAAAACCCTTGAAAAAAACTAGAAAATTTATTAATAGAATTACAAAATATATATATTTTAAAAAATATAATAAAAGATTGCCATTAAATGATGTTATTGATAAAATTAAACAAATAAAAAAAGAGAAAAATGAAACAATTATAGATTCCAGTGAACATATTAAAAATTTATTAGATGGTGAATTAGATATTAGACATAATCATATCCAACATCAATTTAAAAACTCAGAATGCGGTGTATATTCAATAAATTTTATTTTAAGACTTGTTAGTGGTGAAAGTTTTGATGATATTATTAATAATATAACAAATGATGATTTAATGAATGAAAATAGAAAAACATATTTTAGAAATGTTAATTAAATATTAATTAATTTATTTTTTCAATTATAAATGTTAATGAGTGTGGTAAATTGTAAAAGTTATATATCAAACCTTTTGAATCTTTAAAAATTATTTCTAAATTATTTAAATTAAATGGATCTTGAAATTTAAATTGACTAATAGATTCTCCATTAAAATATAATATACCAAATGGTATATCATTTGATAAATTATTTAAATATAAATAAACTTTATTATCAATTCTTAAATCCCATATATTTTCTGATATATGTGTCTGATTATTTAATACATTATTAGTATCATTAATAAAACCCAAGTTATCTTTTGATAATAATGTTGTAATAATATTGATTTTATCAGTTGAATTTGATGATTCAAATATTATTTTTTGTTCTTTGTTAACATTAATTGATAAATTTTCATTAATTGTTTTAATTTTTTCATTTAGTGAACAAATAAGTTCGTCAATTGTGTATTTTCCAGTATTTAAAATTACAGATTTTTCTTCATCATTTAATGTAAATGATAATATATTATTCTTATTTTCTTCTATATTAAATCTTGGTACAGGTAAAGAATATGTTGCTAATTTTATTCCTGTTACATTTTTAATTGGTTCCATCAACCATGTATATGATGACAAATTTTGTATATTTGAAACCTCAAATTGTAAATATTGAGATTTAAATAAATTGTCGTGTTTTATTAACATATCTTTAATATTTAATTCTAATTTATTTATTTCAATTTCTCTCAAATTAAAATTAATTAATTTTTGGTCAATCTCTATTTTTTTGGTATCTAAAGATTTACTTTTAATTTCTATTTCTTCGCCTTTATTATTTAAATCTTCAAATTCAATTGCAATTTGTTGTTTTAATTCATTTATTTTATCTAATGAATTAGATTTTTTAAATTCTAATAATTCATTCTGTAAACTTACATTCATTTTTTCAAGTTCATTATATTTATATTGTAATTTTTCTAATTTTTTAGTATCTTCTTTAAAATCAATATTAGCTGATCTCATAGATGATTTTAAATCATTTAATTTATTAACATGAGAACGATTTTGCTGTTCTCGCAGAGATTGTTGTTCTTGTTCTCGATCTCGTTGTGATTGTTGTTCTCGCAGTTGTTGTTGTTCTCGTTGTGATTGTTGTTCTCGCAGTTGTTGTTGTTCTCGCAATTGTTGTTGTTCTCGCAGTTGTTGTTGTTCTCGCATTTGTTGTTGTTCTCGCATTTGTTGTTGTTCTCGCATTTGTTGTTGTTCTCGCTGTTCTCGTTCTTGTAGTTGTTGTTGCGGTTGTTGTATATTATTTGTATTCTGTGTTAATGATAAATTCGGATCTGTAAAATCAATTTTACTTGGTTGATTATTTTGTTGATTACTTGATTGACTTATAATATTTCTGTCTGAATGTAATTTTTTAAGTCTGTCTTCAAAACTTAAAGTATCTTCAATTATTTCAGTTTCAATTAATGGTCTATCAATATTATCTAAACTAAATAAATTATCATCAGCATTATTAGATAATCCATTAAAATCATTATTAAATTGTGATGGGTTAACATTTTTAAAATCAGGAACAACTTGATTATTTGAATAATTATTATTAGTATTATTTTGACTTATATTAGATTTTTCATCATCCTGTCTAGTACTAGTTTTTTTGGGTTTTAAAAAATCAGGTGTTGCGGGTCGTTGTTCTCTCATATTTAATTCAGTTTCTCTTGATTCTTGAATAGACTTCATTCGTACCTTTACATCATCGCTTATTTTTCCTGTATTATAATTATTAAATGCATTTTGTTCAGATGAATTATTAACAATAGGTTTAAATGCTGCATCTAAATTAGAGTCATAATTACCCATATCTGCACTAACACCTTGAAATAAATTATTTTGTTGATTTAATTTTATAGGTTGTTTTGTAGGTTGTTTTGGTTGTGTTAATTGTTGTTTATTTCTCGGATTTTCTGGTCTCTCCATTAATAAATTACCTTTATTTGGATTTGAATTAAAATCTCGTTGTAATTTTAATTCTGACGATGATTGTTGAAAATTTGAAATTATATTATATTTTTTTATATCATTATTTGTTTGAGATATTGATATTTTTTTAAATTGATCAAATATTGATGGATAATTTGTTTGATTTATTTTAGATAAATCAATATTTTTATATATAGATTTCATATTTTTAATTAATAAATCAATAATTTCTTGTTTACCATCTCTTGATAAATTTTGCAGTGTTTGATCCTGGAGTATAATTTTATTAAATCCAGATATTGTATCTTTAGAAAAAAATAAGTTTTGAATTTGATTTTGTGTTTGATTTTGTTCAGTCATTATTGTTTAATAAGGTTTTATTTTTAAAAGTTTTTTAAAATAATTTTATAATGCGTTTTCAAAATATTATATTGATTTGTCTGAATATATTGATATATCAGAATCAGAATCAGAATCATAATTTTTGTTTTTTGTTTTTACTGCTTTTTCTTTTACTGGTTTAACTGCTTTTTCTTTTACTGGTTTAACTACTTTTTCTTTTTTTGTTTTTACTACTTTTTCTTTTACTGGTTTAACTGCTTTTTCTTTTACTGGTTTAACTGTTTTTTCTTTTACTGGTTTAACTGCTTTTTCATTTACTGGTTTAACTGCTTTTACTGGTTTAACTGCTTTTACTGGTTTAACTGCTTTTTCTTTAATAGATTCAACTTTAATTTCATTAACTGATATATCTACTACTTTTTCTGTAGTTTCAATAACTGATATATCTACTACTTTTTCTGTAGTTTCAGTAACTGGTTCATTAATTACTTTTTCAGTAACTGGTTCATTAATTACTTTTTCAGTAACTGGTTCATTAATTACTTTTTCTGTAGTTTCAGTAACTGATTCAATTATCATTGTTTCCCCATCAAAATTATTAATTTTATCCCATGGTGGATAGTATACATCAGATTGTAAATATTGATCTTGTTTAAGTACACCATGAATTATTAATGCCATCTTTGCAGCATTTTGTTCTCCTTCTTTTTTCGACGACCCTATACCATAACTTATACATTTTGTTTGAATAGTATCAGAATTAGATATATTTTGTTTTTCAACACCCATAATATATTTTCTTTTATGTGGTGGGCCTTCATAATGTATAGTAATATATTGCGGATATGTCCATTTATTCTGATGATGTATGCGTAATAATTGATCTTTATAATTATTATCACAATATAATTTTTCAGAATAATCAATTAATGTTTCTAACAAATTAACAATTAAAAACATACATGGTTCAAATCCATTAGATAAAAATAATGCTCCAATAAATGATTCAAATACATCTTCATGAATTTTTTCTAAATTACGACCGTTCATTAATTCTATTTGTTTACTAATAATAAAAAATTTACCTAATCCAAGTTCTTTAGACATAATTGCTAAATTTTTTTTATCTTCTAATTTTGTTTGTAATCTTGTCATAAATCCTTCATCTTGTTTAGGATATCTATGAAATAGATACATTGATACAATTACTTTTAATACACGGTCGCCAAAATATTCTAATCTTTCATATGATTTATCAAATAAATCTAATAAATGGTCTGGATTGCCTAATTCAATACGTGCCATTTCTAATATATTAGTAGGAATAATATCTTTTTTGCAATAAGATTTATGTGTAAATGCTTGTCTAAAATATTCAATTCGTTTTATACAATCAACTTTAACATTATATTGACTTAAAATTTGCATAATATCTTGTTCACTAATTAAGATATTATTCAAATTATATGGTATATGTATTAATTCTTCATCACCATCGGGGTTTTTAACTATAAAACCATCGTTAGTGTAATTTGTTTTTTCCATTATATAATAAAGTTATTATTCCTATAAATAAAAAATCAATTTTTTATAATTTAATTTAATTTAATTTAATTCTATATTATAATATATTATATGCAGGCTTCTGTTGTAAGCGATAGTCATAATAATCAAATAGTTGTTACTTTTATGGATCTTATTCGTTATAATTCAAGACAACTAAAAGAAGGAGACATGATTCCTAAAAATAAACTAAAATATAAAAAAAGATTATTTTCTGATATTGAATATGTTAATAATAATGATGGTTTAACAACAGTTAAAAAAGCAACACATTATATAGGTCTTAAGGATATAATTGTACACCGCGATGATTATAAATTAATTGTTAAATCATCTAATTTTTATAATTCAGAATATGATTTAAATTTTCATCAAATAATGACATATAATTATATTAATAAAACAATTGAGTTTATTTTAACTGAACCTAATAAAACAAATTTAGATCAATTTATTCCTAAAATTTATTATAAATCAAAATATAAAATTATAGTTGATCCGGATACTAAAAAAAATAAAATAGTATTAGATCCATATACAACTGATAAAATAATATATCCTATTACTTATAAAACCCTAATTAAAATAAAATTAAATTCAACTAAAGATGGTGCAGTAAATGTATTTAAATATATATATGATAATTCTTCTAATAAAGTTAAAATTTACGACTTGACAAATCGTGAAAAATTATTAGAAGAATTAAATAATAATTTAACATTAATTATGAATGGTGATCGTGTATTATCATCATTATCAAAAATGAGTGCACCAAGTATTGGTAATAGTAGTACAAATAGTCTAAATGATGAAGATAACGTTAAATATGGTATATATAAAAGCGTTAAAAATCATTTAAAAGATGTCAAAAGATTAAATAAACATATTGAAGATTTAAAAAAATGGAAAACAACGTATAATATACTTTATAATACTACTAAAAATATTTATAATATTGATTATAAATGTATTTATTCAATAAAACGCCCTAACATATACAAAAAAAATAAAGATAAAAATAAAAATAATGAATATAAAGGTTATTTTAGTAAGAAAAATGTTAAACTTATATCTTTACTTAATAAATATTTTGATAAACCAATAGAATTAGAAACTGATTCAATACCAATACTAGTAAGAGAAGAACAAATTATTAAGTTTGATCAAAAACCAACAAGTACAGATAAAAAACCACCAAGTACATATAAAAAACCACCAAGTACAGATAAAAAACCACCAAGTACATATAAAAAACAAGAATGTAAAATGGTAAAATTTAAAAGAAAAGACAATAAATTTGAATTAAAAGAATATGGACAAAAAGAACCAAAAAGTCAAGATAACAAAAAAAATTTAGTAAATAAAAAGGGTAAAAGTGGATATATTATCAAACCTGTTAAAAAATTTAAAAGTATTAATCACCCTATAAAAACATCAAAAAATATAGGTGAATTTGGTTTGTATACTCCTTATTTAGTTAGTTATATTTTAAGAGATAAACCACAGTCTGAAAAATTAAACATTAATGAAAATAATATTGATAAATTTTGTGAATTTATTCACGGTTTTAAATCTGCTGGTCTATCTTTAATATCATTATTGTTACAACTAATTGAAATTAATAATAATTATACAAATGAATATAATAATATGTTATCTTTTAATAAAAAACAAAAAGAAGCTATTAAGATTTTAAATATACGTGCTAACAACGAATATACACGTCGTAAAAATTTAAAACGATTTAATACATCTGAACATAAAGAAAAACCTTTAAATAATATAATAATTAAATTTCCATATAATAAAATATATTCAATATCAAATGATAAGTCTACTTATATTAATCATAATATTATGATTAATCTAGATAAAAATCCTAACAAAATATATGATATAAAATTAAATATTTTAATAGGTGAATTAAAAGAAAACCCTGATCAGGTTGTTAAGGATTTACAGTTTATTGAACTAGATGAACCATTTTATGGCAATAGTTTACATTCAAATGTAGATGATCAGATTGAAGATTTTGATCAATTATTTATTAATAAAAATACTAATACAAATACTCAAAATTTTTTTGGTAATCTTGTTAATAGTTTTACTGGTGATAAACTTGTTAGAAATATTATTAAATTTAATAAAAAAACTACAATTGTCAATAATGATATTGCAAATATTTTTGCATTTAATATAGATACTGATTTTCCTTTATTATCATATAAAAATACAAATACTGGAGTAATTATTCAAAAAAATGATTCTTTACTTAATAAAAATGTAATATTTGAAATTACTGAAGGTGATATAAAAGAACTACCTAAATGTTGGAATAAAAATGATGATGTTAATGATGGTGATGTTGAAGATTGTAATGATGATGATGTGGATGATGTGAATGATGATGATGATGATGATGATGATGATGATGATGTGGATGATGATGGTATTGATGTTTATGGTGTTGATGTAGAAGTTAATGATGATGATGATGAAGATGAAGACTATTATGATAAATTTATGAAAAGTGTAAATGATAAATATAATAGTAGTGTAAATGATAAATATAATAGTAGTGTAAATGATAAATATCAAAGTAGTGTAAATGAAGAGAAATACAACCGTAGTATAAATGATTATGACCATTACGATGAATACATGCGTATAAATGATGAATACATGCGTAAAAATAATAATTATCAACGCAAATATTTAAAATATAAAATAAAATATATGAAATTAAAGAAATTATAAATATATTCTAATAATCATTATTTGTAACAGGTAAAATATCTTGTACAATATCTTTATATGTCATCATACGCATTTTACAACAATAACGTCTAAGTCCTAGACCTAGTAATAATTTAGTTAATTCTTTTTCTTTTTCTTCTGAAGATAATTTTGGATTAGTACAAATTTGTTCTTTACCCTGTTCGTATTCTAATGTTTTTTGACCTAAAAAGTAACCGCATGTTGGACAAGTAATATATAACATTTTTATTATATTATTAATATTATATTTATATATTTTTAATTCAATTTTTTATATATTTTTTAAATTATATAAAAAATCAATTATATAACAGATCATAAACTTATTTCAGTAAAAGTATAAATTATGAACGAGAGTATAAAATGCAATTTAAATAAGTTTTAATTAAATATTTTTATCTTATTAATTAATAATGTCTGAATCAGAAACTTTTAATTTATTATTAGAAAAGATTAAAAATATTAAACATAAATTTGTTGATGAATCTTTAAAAAAAAATATTTATTATGTAGTTCGTACTTTTTTTTCAAGTTTAAATGATACAGATTTGATAGCACTACAAATATTAACCACATTTATTGTAGATTTAATATCATTTAAATATAATTTTGATCCAAATGATATTAATTATATTAATCAATGGACACAAAATGCAAATAGAGATATTAAAGGTGTTATATTATTATTATTACCATTTATTGATGATAAAGATAATGGTTATCTTTTACAAAAAATACAAGATTTAAATCATTTATTATATGCGTATAATGGTGAATTTATTCCAAATAATGTATTAAATTTAGAACGTGAACAAATAAAATCAACATATTTTGAATATGGAAATATGGGTATTGGTTTAATTAAAAATAATATTGTACAAAATAAATTATTAAAATTATATGACAATAATAATGAAAAACTTATTTATAAAGTAATACATCATAATTTTATTGGTTTATTACAAACGATTGAAATAATAAATGGTAAAACATATATAAATTGGGTGAATATTAGTCCATTAAATTTATCTAATTATATGACAAGTAAAATATATGAAAATACATTTAATAGAATGGAAGAAATTAAATTAATATTAAATAATAGAAATAAATTTATAGAAAGTTTATCAGATAATTTAATAAATTATGCTGGATTGTGGTTTGGTGATATTTATAATATATTACGAACTAGATATTATGAAGATGCAAAAAAAATAAAATGGTTATTTTTTGCATATGAACCAACAGAAGATATTAAAATATATTTAATTCAAGGATTAAATAAAATGTTTGATATTAATACAATAATAAATAATGAATATAATAGTTATGATGATATTTCACAAATAGATAAAACTTTATTTAATAAAAAAGTAAATAATGTAATTGAAACATTAAAAAATAATAATAATATCACTGGAGATATAAGATTAGATTATGAAATATTAAAATATACATTAATTTATTTATTTTCTAACTATTCTAATAAAAATAATTTTGTAAAATATCAAAAATTTAAAATAAATTCTATATCTGATATAAATAATGTTGATGATAATAATGATGATTTTACTAAAGATGATATTAAATTAATTAATGTAATTACAAACACTGATATTATTGAATGTCTGCAATATATTAAAGATGATCATTTAAGTGATTTATGGGAATTTATAAAAGAAAGCATTGATAAATTAAAACAATCTGCGTATGGTAAATTTTTAATTTCATCAGATTCAAATCAAATTTTAGATAAATATTATTGGAAAGAAACAAAATTAAATTTAAAAAATATTTATAATATATCTAAATCAATAAGTCATATATCAAGTACTAAATGGAATTTATTGGATAAAAATTATATTTCATTTAATTATAATAATAAGAATACATTTTTACAAAAAGTAAATAATACTGTTCCTTATAATACATGGATAAATTTAAATAAAAATCTAGAACGGCAATTTATGAGAAAAATAAATGATTATAATAATCAAATGAATATAATGTTGACTGATTTTTCATTAAACTATATAATTTTAATTTTTGAAGAATTGGTTTGTAGTGGAATATTAAATAAATTTACACCTAATTTACAAATTACAGATAAATTATTATTACCACAAAATACATTTGCTAGAAAATCAAAATTAAAAGATCTTATCAAGGATTTATTTAATAAAAATAAAGATGAATGGTTAGATTCATATTATTATTTAACTAATGAAAAATTTAGCAAACTTGATAAAATGAGATTGGATAAATCAAAAACTATTAACCCAAATGATAAATATGATGAAATGTCTTATTTTGAAATAATTGGTAAAGATCATGAATGGCCTGTATTTTATGCAATGGATTGGATATCACAAATTAGTTTTTTTCAACATTATATTTTTCATCAAATTATGTATGTTACAGGTGCAACCGGTCAAGGTAAATCAACTCAAGTACCCAAATTATTATTATATGCACTAAAGTGTATTGATTATAAATCTAATGGTAAAGTAATATGCACACAGCCACGAGTCCCGCCAACTGTTGGTAATGCATCACGAATATCTGATGAATTGGGTGTTCCAATTGAACAAACCATAAATTATTCAGCAAGTAAAATAAAAACAAATAATTTTTATGTTCAATTTAAACATCAAGCAGAAACACATACAACATCAAATGCTAATTATAATAATCTTACAATAGTAACAGATGGAACTTTATTATTAGAATTAAAAAATAATCCCACATTAAAAAAAAGTTTCAATGACAAATTAATAAATACAAATATTTATGATATTGTAATTGTAGATGAAGCACATGAACATGGTACAAATATGGATATAATTATTGCTTTAAGTAAACAAGCGTGTTATGTTAATAACCAAGTTAGATTAGTTGTAGTATCAGCAACAATGGATGATGATGAACCAATATATCGTCGATATTTTTATAATATTAATGATAAATTATTATTTCCAATAAAACATCCAATTCTTCATCCATTTTTTAAAAGTACTAATTTTTTACCTTTACCAAAATATATGGATAGACGATATCATATTTCACCACCTGGTGCTACAACACAATATAGAGTTGATGAATATTATTTAGAACACGATTTAAATGTTTATAATGCTGATAACAGTATTAATGAAGCTAAATCTGCAGCAAAAGCACAACTACGAGGATATGAAAAAGTTATTGAAATATGTAATAAATCATCAACAGGTGAAATATTATTTTTTGCAAATGGAAAAAAAGAAATATTAGATGCTGTTAAATATTTAAATAGTAGATTACCAATTGGAAATATTGCTTTACCATATTTTGCTGAATTAAATGAAACATATAAAAATATTATATCAAAAATAAATATTAAAATATCAACAATTAGAAATAGAAGAGATAGAATACATGAAGAATGGGGTCCATCATATATTGAAGATTTAACAGTTACTGCTGGTATTTATAAAAGATCAATTATTATTGCAACAAATGTAGCAGAAGCATCAGTTACTATTCCAAATTTAGCATTTGTAGTTGATAATGGTTATGCCAAAGTAAATACATTTAATGAAGAATTAAGTATATCAAAATTAATTGTAGAAAAAATATCTGAATCAAGTCGTATTCAACGAAGAGGTCGTGTTGGTAGAATTGGTGATGGTAGTGTATATTATATGTATAAAAAAGATTCAAGAAAATTTATTAAACCAAAATATAAAATAACACAGGATGATGTAGCATTATCAATTTTAGGATTAATGGGGACAAAATCACATGATAAGTTATTAATTGATGATCAAATATATTATAATAAATTAATAGTATCAGATATTGTTAATCCAAATATATTAAAAACACTAATATACATACAAAATGCAACTCTAAAAAACAATAAAGAAAATTATACTATTAACTCTGGATTATGTGAATTATATAAACAAAATTATTTTATTAATGATAGAATACTAGACAAAATATATTATATTGATGATGATGATTACTATATAGATAATGATAATAATGAAAATAATTTAATGAATCCAGAATTTTTTATGTTTAATGATGGACAAATAATGACTAATATTTTTGATTGTAAAGGATATTTTTATTTAATTCATCCATTTGAGAATTCAATTAAAAGAAATATATTAAATAATATTATTTATTATAATAATACAAAACAAAATAATATTCCAATAAATAAATTTGTATTTTTAATTAATTATTTATACTTAAAAAATTTAATAATTAACACAAATTATAATTTATATAATAATATTATATTAAGTAACGGTGAAGGTTTTGTTAAAACAGAATTAGGTGCAAAAATATCAGATTTAGAAATGACAATACCAGATGCATTAACAATGATTTCTGCTGCAGCGATGGGGTGTTTAACAGAAATTTATGAAATTACTATTTTTATTCAAATTTTAGGATCATTCTCTAGTATTGTTAGTATAAATTCAACATGGAAAAAATTTAAAGAAATATATGGAAATATAAAATCAGATATTATTTTTATTTATAATATAATAAAAAAACTCAGGACAAATTTCTCACATTTATATTTATTTAATTTAAATTCAAGTAATGTTGATATTATATTATCACAACATTATAATGCAGAATTAATTAAATTTAAAAAATTATCAAGTTATTTAAAAGAACCACCCGCTGATTATGATGTTTTATTATGGAATAAATTAAAAAAACTTAAACATGATGGTAAATTAGATAATGAAACTAATAAAATATTAAAAATAGATAAATCAACATTAAATATAATTATATCAAATATAAATGCAAATAAACAAGATATAATTACTTGGTCTGAGAGAAATCATTTTAATTCTGATATAATATTAAAAGTATTAAAACAATTAGGTGAATACTATTTAACAAAAGATATAATAGATAGTAAAAGTGATATTTTTAATTGGGCACGTGATTTAAGTTCTAATTATAATAAATATTTAACTGAATATACTATTGAAGAAAGAATTATAAGATCATTTTTATATGGAAAATCAAATCATTTTACATTTAGACTCGATGGTTATGATTCTAATAATGTATTACAAACATTTATGAATTATAATTTATTAATAGTTAATATTAATGAAAATGAAACTTTAACAAATATAACAAATAATATTATGTTTTATTTAAATTATACTGAAGATGATAAAATAAAAATAAAAACAGGTGAAAATGCAATTAATATATCATTTATAAATCAAATCGAACCTGCTTGGTTAATACCAACAGCACCATTATTTTTTAATTCTACATTTAATGATATATTAAAAATAACAGATGATAATAATAATATTTCAATTAGTTTTTTAAAATCTATAAGTTTTAAAAGAATTCAAAAAGAAATTGCAAATAATTGGAATCAAGATTTTAATATTTGGGATAGTAATACAACACCAATATTAAAAGAGTTTTATAAAAAAACTACTAAAATTATTAGTAGAATTAATAATTATTGATAAATTATTAATTATTGTAAAAAATTGAGAATTTACTAAAAATATTAGTAGAATAAATAATTATTAGTAGAATAAATAATTATTGATAAATAATTAATAAAAAATTGAAAAATATATAATGTATTATATAATTGTACAACTAGTAATGACTTGTAATACAATACAATTAATAATAAAACCTCAACAGTTTATACCAAATGAATATCAAGAAGAATTAACCGGTTTTTTATTACAATACAATGATTCTATTTATGGAATTACAGTACATCATAATTTACCAATTGAAACATTATATAATTCAGAAACAAAAATTCCACTTGATATATTAGTTAATTCGTGTTGGAGTGAAGCACTAATTTTTAAAACAGATAATATTGATATTTCACAATATAGTATATTTAAAAAAATTCAAAATAAAATACCTAATAAAGATAATATTATTTATACAATAATTAATAATGAAAAAACTATTGTAAAATTTATTGAAACAAAATTTCAATCATTTGATGGATTTAATTATAGTCCAGATACACCATATATATTAGTTCAATTAACAAATACATATAAAACAATCGCTGGTAGCTCTGGTGCACCGGTGTATATTAGTGAAGACGGTAAAGATATATTAATTGGTGTTTTAACAAAATATCGTCCTGACAATAATACTGCATATATTATTCCTATTTATCTTTTTATTAAAAATATTGAAAAAAAAGATAATAATAATATTTATGGAATAGACTTAAAAATGAATATTAAAAAAATTGGGTCATTTAATGTTTCTAATAATTTTATATATCATCATTTGTTAAAAATTAATATTCCATTATCTACATATTTTTTAATAGAAGGAGATGAAAATGCATTATTTACTATTAGATATTCTAATTTACAACAACCAAAATTAAATATTACAAATAATGTGAACACAATTAATCTTAATTCAAATTTAATTGTATCACATGAATATTCTTTACTTTTTCATTCAAATGGACAAACCAAAGTGAATTTAAGATTATTAAGTTTATTAAAAAGAATTACAAATATTGAAATCCAAAAAATAATCTTTTCAAAAATTAGTAAAAATTATACTCATACAAATAATAATAACTTTTGGTTAGATTTAAAAATTAAACAAACCTAATTTTTATTTCTTATTCTTTTAATAATATTTTTTTCTTGATTACTTAATTTATGACCCATTTCTGACATAATTTCTGCTTCATCAAATTTATATATTTTATAATTAAATTTTTCATTTTCAGAACAAGATACATTAATATTTAATTTTTCATCCATAAAATCAATAATTTTTGAAATACATGAATCAGATAATATATTAATATTTATAAATATTCCATTACGATTTGATGAAAAATCATTACCAATATCTTGAGTAATTATATTATAAATTATAATATAATCAGATTTTTCTTTAATTTTTTCAAATCTACTAACTAGTTTTTTTCGAAAATAAGTATTATATTTTCTATCAGGTTTTAATTTAAGTTCAATTGATAGTTCATTTTCTGAAAAAGATTCCATTATAATAATATAATTTAGATTTTTTTATTAAAATAAATTTTTTGTTCGTTCCATTTAATATTACAAAATATATATTTGAAAATAAATTAATAAGTTACAACTACATATGCATCTATATCTACATATATACTGATGTTTCATTTAGATACGGTTTATATGGATTGCTCCAACTTTTAACAAATGACAATTGATTAACAATTCCTTGTTGATGCATCTTATTACGCAATGCATCTGCAATAAATTTCGCATCTCTTGCAAAAATAACACATTTTTTTCCATATACATCATACATTGTAAAATTTCCTGTTAAATGATACAAAATTCCTTGTTTAATTGCATCATCAATATCAATCCGTGTGATATCAGTAAGTTCAAGCCATTCATGTGGTGCATTATTTTGATAAAGTAGTTTTTGATTTTTTTTAAATATACTACTATGTATACCACAATTAGGTGCTTTCACTCTTATAACAAATGCATAATGTTTATAATCATTATTAACTGAATAACGAATATTATACATATTTTCAGAAAGTCTAAACATATTACTTGATTCTTCTTTTGTTTCTCTACGTGCTGTCGTTGATTCATTATTTTCATATATATCACGTTTACCATAAAAAATTTCATACATTTTTCTATTATTATTAAATCCTAAAAATATAGCATCACATGTTTTACCATTACGTCTATTATAACCTTGTTCAATAACAATAGTACCAGCACTTTTATAGTTACGATTGATTTTTATTGGTGCACGATGTATTATATTTTTTGAAATATTCTGCATAGGTGTAGTCATATTTTGTTTATTATATAATTGTTGTTTCAGTTCTTGTTGCAGTTCTTGTTGAAGTTCTTGTTGAAGTTCTTGTTGAAATGGTGAGTGTGGTTGAAATGGTGAATGTGGTTGAAATGGTGATTGTGGTTGAAATGATGATTGTGGTTGTGGTTGTGGTTGTGATTTCAGTACTTGATTCAGTAGAAATTGTTGCGGTTGTGGTTGCGGTTTCAGTACTTGATTTATTTGATTTTGTTGCGGTTGCGGTACTTGATTCAGTAGAAATTGTTGCTGTTGAGGTACTTGATTCAGTTGATATTGCGGTTGATGTGAAGATAAATTATTACCAAAATATGTTGAAGACTGATTATAATTTTTAGATTTACTTGATAAATAATTCTGAGTATCTATAACATTTTGATTACATCTAATCATCATACGTTTTAGATATGGATCAGATGTAGTATTAGGATTAAAATTATCGGTGATGTATCTATTTGAAGACATACTTAAATGATATATAAATGATATATAAATGATATACAAAAAAATTCAATTTTTTTAATATCAAGATCATTATATGAAACTTTTATTTGTTTCTCTAATTTTTAGTAATAAAATTACTTTATTAATTAGACAGGCAAAGCAAGTCTGATTGATCCCCATCTAATTATTATATCATAAGATATAATTTAATATAAAATTTTAAATTATATCTAATCTAAATTAATTAATGAGTAAAAAGAATAAATTTACAAAAGATTTTTCATATCCAGAACCCGAAGATCCCGAATTGTTAGCAAAAATTTTTAAAAAAAGAGAATTTTATTATCACCGTGTTCCACAACGTGCAATTATGGAAACATACGATGATGTTAAAAAATATCGTGCATTAAATTGTAAACAAGGTGAAATAGAACCAAGAGAACAACAAGCAATTATACCAAATTATATTAGTACGAATACACCATATAAAGGAGTTATATTAATGCATGGTGTTGGTTCTGGTAAAACAATGACAGCTATTAGAGTAGCAGAACAATTTAAAGATCAAGTTAAAAAATACAATACTAAAATTTATGTATTAGTACCCGGACCAAATACAAGAGAAAATTTTAAAAAAGAATTATTAACAACAACAGGTGAAACTTATCTTAAAAATAAAGAAGCATTAAATCAAATGACAAAAAATGATATTGAAAAAGAGAAAAAAAATGCTATTTATAGTGCATTACAATATTATAAAATATTATCATATAAAACTTTTTATAAAAAAGTACTAGGTGAAAAAATTGTTGAAAAAAAAATAGTTGGTGATAGTAAAATTAAATCATCATATAGAAAAAATACTGAAGGCGAATATGAACGAGAAATTGTTGTCGATCGTATTAATAATATGAATAACGCAATTCTTATTGTTGATGAAGCACATAATATATCAGGTAATGAATACGGCGAGGCACTAAAAAAGATAATTAAAAATTCAGAGAATCTACGGGTAATATTACTTACAGCTACACCTATGATTAATTTAGCTGATGAAATTGTTGATTTATTAAATTTTATTAGACCGCTAAATGATCAAATTCAAAGAGATAAAATATTTACAAGTGAAAAAAACTATGCTATGAAAATTAAACCTGGTGGATTAGAATATTTAAAAAATAAAGCTGTTGGTTATATTAGTTTTTATCGCGGTTCAATTCCATTTACATTTGCTAAACGTGTTGAAAAAGGTGTAATACCAAATGGAATGTTATTTACACCTGTAATTAAATGTTTTATGGAACCATTTCAATATAAAACATATTTAGAAACAACAACAAATGTTGATGATACATTAGATAGAGCATCTTCTGCTGCATCTAATTTTGTTTTTCCTGGATTATCTGAAGATAAAAATAAATTAGTTGGTTATTATTCAACAGAAGGTATGAAAACAGTAATATCTCAAATAAAAACAGATGGTGATAAATTAAGATCATTAATAAAAAAACTAATAAATGATGCATCAGATAATAAAATATCTGATGCAGAAAAAGAAAATATTATTTTTGAAAATGAAAAAAACAACATTACAGGATTAATTTTAAATCTTAAATATATTAAATTATTTTCTGTAAAATTTTATAATATATTAACAAGATTAAATAAATTAGTAATAGATAAAAAAGGCCCAGCAACTGCATTTGTTTATTCTAATTTGGTAAAAGCCGGTGGAATGGAACTTTTTGCTGAAACACTTTTACAAAATGGATATTTGGAATATCAAGATGATACTCGTAATTATGATATTAAAGATGAAACAATAGATTATAAAACAGGTTTGACATATTCTGAATTTAAAAAGAAAAAATTATCAGATTTTAGACCAGCAACTTTTATATTAGTTACTGGTGGTTCTGATGATGCAGGTGAAGATATACCAGAAATTAAACAAAAAATTATTCAAGAAGTATTTAATAGTCCAAATAATACAGATGGAAAAATGATTAAATTTGTATTAGGATCAAGGGTTATGAACGAAGGGGTTACTCTTAAAAATGTAAAAGAAGTACATATTATTGATGTTTTTTTTAATATTCCAAAAGCTGAACAAGTAATAGGTAGGGCAATACGCATGTGTGTTCATGAAGATGTTATTAACGATGATTATAAATATCCTCAAGTAAATGTATATCGATATGTTGTTGCATTAAGTAATAAAAATAAAAATGATTTATCAACAGATGAATTATTATATCAAAAAGCAGAAATAAAATATTTAACAGTTAAAGAAGTAGAAAGAGCACTAAAAGAAGTATCTATTGATTGTCCGTTATTATTACATGCTAATATGTTTCCCGAAGAATTAAAAGAATATAGTAATTGTGTATATCCAACATTAGAAAATGTTGCAAGTGGTAAACAAATTTGTCCTGCATTATGTGATTTTAAAAAATGTAATTTAAAATGCGATTCTCATAAATTAAATGAGGTTTATTGGGATGCCAAAAAAAATTCTTATAAAAAGTTGGATAAAAATGAGATAAATTATAATACATTTAATGATGATTTAGCTAAATATGAAATATCACTTATTAAAAATCGTATAAAAGATTTATATAGATTTAAGCATGTATATATGTATGATGAAATTATTGTTGAAATTAAAAAATCATTTATTCAACATCAAGCTGAATTATTTGAAGATTATTTTTTAGATCAAGCATTGGAAGATATGATGCCAAAGACTGAGAATGATTTTAATAACTATAAAGATACTATATATGATAAATATAATAGAGGTGGCTATTTAATTCAAAGAGGTAAATATTTTATTTTTCAACCATTTAACGAGAATGAAGATGCACCAATGTATTATAGACAACATATGGAAATTGAACAAAATAATCAAGTATCGTTAAATAATTATGTTAAACAAAAATTTAAAACACAATATAAAAAAAATGATCTCGAACAAAAAGAAGATTTATCAAATAATATTGAAGGATATAATTTCGATGATACTTTTGATTATTATGATGAACGTAAAGAAAATTTTATAGTAGGTATTATTGATAAAAATCTTAATAAATTAGCTTCGACAGATTTAGATCTATTTAAAATTAGACCTAAACGTGCAAAAATATTAGATAAAAAACGTGGAACTGGCATACCAACATTTAAAGGAGCTGTATGTTCAACATCAAAAGATAAAGAATATTTAATGAAATTAGTAAAAAAAATGCCTAATAATACAGAAAAAGAAGTTATGAGAATTAATAAATTAACAAGGGAATTAATATGTTTAGAAATTAAAGAAAAATTATTATATTTAGAAAAATATTCAACAACAAAAGATGATAATAAAATGACTTATATAATGATTCCTATTAATCATCCAATATATAAATTTCCATATAATTTAGAAGATAGAATAAAATATTATATTAAAAATATTAATAAATTAGCTGGTAAAAGTATAGATATATTAGTTAAAAAACAAAAAGATAAAAAAGATAATTTTATGTATGAAATGTCATTTTTAAATGATAAAAATATAAAAGAAATAACTAATGAAATACAAAAATTAGGATTTGTATTAAAAGATAATAAATGGATTTGTATATTAGATTAAAATTATAACTATAACTATTTGATATTTTATGAAAATTTATTAAATTTCATAAAATCTGTTGTAATAATAAATAAATTAGTTTGACCTATTAATATGTCTTTAATTTAATTAAATGTGATAATTCAGGAGATATGTCATGATAATTTTTTGGTGCATATTTTTGAGTAAAATTATAAGGAATATTATTTTCAACTATTAATGGTTGTCTATTAAAATTAGATATTTGACAAGAAGTCATATCCATATCTAATTCAGACAATTCAGAACTAGATAAAGGATATCTATTAAATTTAGAATTATAATTTATATTTGAGTTTAAACTAGCTAATTCGTGTAAATTTGGTGTCGTATCAGGTGTTATTTTTAATGCTAAATAAATTATTAAAGCTACAATTAAACTACTTGTAACAATTAATTGTCTATGTAAATTATAAACTTCTTTTATATCTTTTAGAAACGGTTGTTTACTTTTACCTATTAAATAAGGAACAGAAACAGATAGTACCATATTAAGTAATGCACCTGTACACGCAATTAAAATATGATCATCCATAATTATATATATATATATAAACTAGAAAATTATAAACTAAATTATTATATTATTTTTATAATATTATTTAAAGATATTTTTACATTAATATTTAATTAAATGGATATATATCTTATTGAATATAAAAACAAAATTATTGGTACATATAATAATTATTATTCGGCAGAAATATTTATTTTATCTTGTTTACAAAATAATTTTATTGAAGATTCAGCATTAATTCATCATTATAAAAAAAATAGTTGTTTTAAATATGATACAAATACAATAACATTAGATTGTAATACCCTATTATCTAGTTGTGCAAAGCATGACTGTAATACCCTATTATCTAGTTGTGCAAAGCATGACTGTAATACCCTATTATCTAGTTGTGCAAAGCATGACTGTAATACCATATTATCTAGTTGTGCAAAGCATGACTGTAATACAATTATTAAATCAAATACACAGGATATATTATCTGATTTATATGAAATATCTTCATCTGATGATACAACTTCATGTTTGGATTATATTAGTTCAAGTTCTGATGATACAGAAGATATTAATAAAAAACTATTATATAAACGTAATCCAGAGTTACACAAACCTAGTGTAGAGTTACACAAACCTAGTTCAGAGTTACACAAACCTAGTGCAGAGTTACACAAACCTAAAAGTAGTGCAGAGTTACACAAACCTAAAAGTAGTGCAGAGTTACACAAACCTAGTGCAGAGTTACAAAAACATAGTGCAGAGTTACACGAACGTAGTGCAGAACTACAGCGAAATATTAATAAGTTAAAAATTCAAAAAGAAAAAATAAATGAATCAAAACAAGTATATGAGTCAGATTTAAAATTATTTAATATGTTTAAAAATAGTGTTGAAACAGAAACTAATTTTAAAATACCAGAAATATTTGCTAAAAAGTATGAGATAATGAATAAATTATTTATTGAAGATAAATTAACTTGGGAAAATTTTATTAATAATTATAAAAATGAAAATTATTATGGAGATTATTTTTCATCAAATAGTTATGAAGAAAAGTTTGCTAATAATTCTGAAAATGATTTATACACTACTACAATTGATGAACAAATAGATATTATTATTTAATAATACATTAACTATTTTATATAAATAAAAAATGATTTATTTCTAAATTATAGTATATAATTTAGAAATGTATCGAACTGAAGATATAGAAATGATAAATCAAAATCTAAGTAAAATAAAAGATGATGCAGCAAAAGAATATAAAACATTTTATGAACCGACATTATCAGAAATGTCAAAAGTTTATAATGCAATAAAAAATTATATTCAAAAAAATAATAAAGTTGTTTATGGTGGATATGCACAAAATTTATTGATTATTAAAAAAAATCCGGCAGATGCTTTTTATACAGATATTGATGGTGCATATTTTAATTGGCCTGATATTGCAGATATAGAATTTTATTCTACAACACCGCTTGTTGATATTATTAATTTAACCGAAGAATTACATGCACAAGGATTTAAACATGTTGAGGGTAAAGAAGGTATGCATCCTGAAACATATAAAATTTTTGTTAATTTTGTTAATTATTGTGATATATCATATATACCAGTTCATATTTATAATAATATGCCAAAAATTACTATTGATGGGATAAAATGTGCAGATCCGCATTTTATGATGGTTGATGCATATAGAGTATTAACTGATCCAATGACATCTTATTGGAGATTAGAAAAATCAATTATACGTTTTCAAACTATTTTAAAATACTATCCAATTGATCAATCAAATGTTGATAAAAAAATTATTTTACAATCAAATAATGATACTATACTTAATTTTATTCGTAAAAAATTTATTCAAAAAAATAAATTAATAGTTGTTGGATTACATGCATTTAATTATTATGCTAAAAAAGTATCAGATAATTATGTAATTAATAATATTCCTTATTATGAAATTATTTCAACAAATTATGAAAAAGATGCTAAATATATATATGCATATTTAATTAAAAAATTTAAAAAAATATCAGTTAAAGAATTTACACCATTTTTTTCATTTTTAGATAAACATATTGAATTTTTTTATGATAATCAATTAATATTAAAATTATATGGTAATAATGAAAGATGTATCGTTTATAATTATTCAGATAATAAAAAAACACATTTTGGTACATATAATTTAGTTATGATGTATCTTTATTTTGAATATTATTATGCACTTATTAATCGAAACAAACAAAATACAAATTTATGTAATATATTAATTGGAAAATTTTTTAAATTAAGAAATACATATTTAAATGATAAAAAAATTACTGTTATTGATGATTCGCCATTTAAAGATTTTACATATAAATGTTATGGAACACCTGTTGATTCATTTAGATCTTCATTACTTAGTGGAATAGAAAAAAGAAAACAAGGTAAACAAATGAAATTTAGATATGGTCCAACAGGTAACCCAAGACAACCACCAGATTATAAGTTTTCAAATATATCTGGAAATCAAATATTAAATGAAAAGTATTTAATTTTGAATAAAAAATAATATAAAAAATAATATATAGATTATTATATATAAATGTCTTCTTGTACAAAGAATAATAAAATAGATATTAATGATATATTTATTGATAATATTATGTTTCCAGGTAATGATGGTGATGAAATAATAATAAACCATAATAACAAATTTAATACTAATAAACAAATATCATCTGTTGAAGATGTTGAAAATGCAATCAAAATGATATGTCAATGCAAAAAAAGCAAAAAAAATCTATCAGAACTTGGCGAATTAATTAATAGTAAAAAAAAATTACATTATAATTTTAAGAAAAACAATAATGGTGATAATAAGTATGATTTACATATTACATTATTAGAAGTTTGTAATGCCGAATCTAGTGTTTCTAGTGTTTCTATTGATGGTGATAATATTTTTGATGATTTATCATCATCACAACATTCTCATTATTTTATGTCAGCTGGTTCTAATAAATCATCAAAAAAGGTAGTTAAAAAAGCATCTAAAAAAGCATCCAAAAAATCATCCAAGAAAGGGGGGTCTAATATTAGCATTCTAAAAGGAGGTGCAAAAAAAGCATCTAAGAAAGCATCTAAGAAAGCATCTAAGAAAGCATCTAAGAAAGCATCTAATAAAGCATCTAAGAAAGCATCTAAGAAAGCATCTAAGAAAGCATCCAAAAAATCATCCAAGAAAGGAGGATCTATTAGCATTCTAAAAGGAGGTGCAAAAAAAGCATCTAAGAAATCATCCAAGAAATCATCTAAGAAAGCATCCAAGAAATCATCTAAGAAATCATCCAAGAAAGGAGGATCTATTAGCATTCTAAAAGGAGGTGCAAAAAAAGCATCTAAAAAAGCATCTAAGAAATCATCTAAGAAATCATCTAAGAAATCATCTAAGAAATCATCTAAGAAATCATCTAAGAAATCATCTAAGAAATCATCCAAGAAAGGAGGATCTATTAGCATTCTAAAAGGAGGTGCAAAAAAAGCATCTAAAAAAGCATCTAAGAAATCATCCAAGAAATCATCTAAGAAATCATCTAAGAAATCATCTAAGAAAGGAGGATCTATTAGCATTCTAAAAGGAGGTGCAAAAAAAGCATCTAAGAAAGCATCTAAAAAAGCATCTAAGAAATCATCTAAGAAAGCATCCAAGAAATCATCTAAGAAATCATCCAAGAAAGGAGGATCTATTAGCATTCTAAAAGGAGGTGCAAAAAAAGCATCTAAGAAAGCATCCAAGAAATCATCTAAGAAATCATCTAAGAAATCATCCAAGAAAGGAGGATCTATTAGCATTCTAAAAGGAGGTGCAAAAAAAGCATCTAAAAAAGCATCCTCTCC